TTCGTTCCTGCTTCCGCTTCTGCTTTCGTTCCTTCTTTCGTTCCTGCTTCCGCTTCTGCTTCCGCTCCTTCTTCCGCTCCTTCTTCCGCTACCAAACCAAAAAGTGTAAATATGACGCTTGATTTTAGAAAAGATCTCGTTGATATAGACGAAGATAGCTACTGTCTTGTAATGAATAATTATTATACACACATTATAGGTATAGAAGTAAAAAAGTTAATGATAGAGTTATGTGAACCAGTTGTTAACGAACCGTATATATACGTCGATATTGAAAATATTATTGAAGAAGATAAGCATTATACCATAAGTAATAATCAAAAAGTTCTTGGTCGCATGGTACAAACCAATACAATTTGTAATAAGTCTATGTATATTTTTGAACAAGAAGATTGTATGTGTAGTTTTAATGAACCCATTGATATGAACCACATATATCTAACATTATACGACTACACTGGTTCAAAAATTTCATTGAAAAATATAAACGTATACAAAGTAATAAATATTGAAAATACAAATAAAAATCAGATCCTTACTAGTTATATAAATATTGTAAAACCAAACAGCATAATAGACGTCTGTTCTAATAAAACATTTAAAAAATATACTTTGTGGAAAAATAAACCTTTGGTCGTAAAAGAATCAAAAAGTAATAGTATTATTGTAAATGAAGAACTAAAGACAAATAAAAGCAGTAAATTAGTATTAGAAAAAGAAAAAATAAACTGCAATATTTCAATAAAACTTATGTTACAATAATTTTAATATGAAAAATGATTTGTAAAAAAAAGATACTATCATTATAATGTCTCTATCAAGGGAAATACGTTATACAGAAGACGTTGGTCGTGTTAAAAATGTTCAATTTGGCATTCTTAGCCCAGAACGTATATTAAAGCAATCTGTGTGTGAAATAACCAAATCATACAGACACCAAGATGACATTACATCAAATAATAAATACGGTACATTACACGATCCTAGAATGGGTACTAATGACAGAGCTATAAAAAATCCATTATCAAAATTAACCGTAAAATATGACCCAGGTCATTTTGGTCATATTAACTTACCAAAGCCTATTATGCCTGTGCATTTTATGGAGTTTATTATCAAAGTTTTGAATGCTGTTTGTTTTAGATGCTCTGCAATACGCATCGAAAAAACAGAAAAACAAATTAACGAAATCAAAAAGCGTAAAAGACAAAAACGCATGGAATACATTGACCCTATTGTAAAAAGACAAAAAGTTTGCCCAATATGCAAAGCCGATTTACCGGGTGTACGCGAAATGAAAAATGCTATTTCTAGTATTGAAGTGGTAAATGGCGGAGATTGCCCCAAATTTGAAAAATCGTCAATATTAAACGCTGAAATGGTGCTTCGTATTTTTAAGCTTATAAATGATGAAGACTGTGAGCTTATTGGATATGACCCAGTTCTTTCTAGACCAGAGTGGATGGTATGGACAGTTTTTCCAGTGCCTCCTCTTTCAATGCGTCCATCTATTAAAGATGAAACAACAGGTAAATCCGATGACGATGATCTTACCATTAAGCTTAATGATATACTAAAGTCATGTGAAGAATTACGCAATTTACTCGGCAATGAAAAAGAAAATGTTAGTGATAAAACCGATATGTCTAACCGCATATCAGAATGGTGGAATTGTTTGACTTATCATGTTTCAACGTATATTGACAACGATGAAAGAAATGGTAATACGCTTTCAAATGGAATGCCAACATCTAAGAGTAGAAACGGTCGACAATTAAAAACATTGCGTTCCAGAATAAAGTCTAAGAATGGACACATACGACAAAATCTTATGGGAAAAAGAGTCGATCATTCTGCACGTACTGTCATTACTGGTGATCCAAATATGAGTATTAATGAACTCGGGGTTCCAGTTGATATTGCTAATAATCTAGCATATCCGGAAACGGTTAATAAATATAATATTGGATATTTAAACAACTTGTTGCAGCGTGGAAAAGTAAAATGGATTATTGAAAATACAAAAATAAATCCACAAACTATCGATGTCGAGTTTTTAAGAAAAAGCGGAAAACAACCTAAGCCTATCAAGGAAGGAAATATTGTTTGGAGATACCTTCAAGACGGTGACATAGTCTTTTTCAATAGACAACCAACGTTGCATCGAATGAGTATGATGGCACATAAAGCAGTTATATTAGAAGGTAAATCTTTCCGTTTAAATGGTTCGTGTACGTCTCCATATGCAGCAGATTTTGATGGCGATGAAATGAATATGCATGTTCCTATTTCCGAAGCATGTCGCTATGAACTCGAACATCTTACTATTGTTTCTACACAAATTGTAAGTCCACAAGGAAGCAAACCAGTTATTGGATTAATTCAAGACAGTTTATTGGCATGGCACTTAATTACAAAAAGAAACAACAATATTCCATTGAGTGTTTTTATGGATATAAAGGGTCTTTGGGTAGATTCAAACATTTCCAGTACAAAAACAGATACAATTGATCTTGGAACGCACGACTTTATTTCTAATGTATTACCTAACATTACACTGTTTAAAAAGGGTGATAGTTTTTCCGAAGAAGATCTTACAGACGAAACTATAAACAGTGAATACATCAAAATATGTCGACGATTTGGAAACAAGCTAGAAAACATAAACCAAAAAGCAAAAATTAAAAAAATAAAAGAACTAAAAAATAAAAGTGCTATTATTGTTGAAAACGGTAATTACAAAAGTGGTATTTTTGACACTAAGCAACTTGGTAAAGGTGCAAATGGTGGATTAATACATGCAACATGGAAAGACTGTGGACATCTAAGAACACAAAAGTTTATTGATACACTTAATAAAGTTGCTACAAACTGGCTTTTGTACGAAGGTTTTAGTGTTGGATTGAAAGATATGCGTATATACAATAAAAAATCAGAAGAAGAAATAGAAAATGCTGTATTAAAAGGTTTTAAAGAAAGTGAACAGCTTATTCAACGTCTTTACACTGGAGAAATTAAAGCACTTGTAACAAATAGTGTACGTATGCAGTTTGAAAAAGATATTGCTACAAAATTACAAAATGTACGTACTGTTGCAGATAGTATTACAAACAATGCTATTGAACTGGATAATCGCATGGACATGATGATTACTGCAGGATCAAAAGGATCAAAAAATAATACTATTTCCATCATTTCGATGCTTGGACAACAAAATATTGACGGAATACGAATTCAAGACACCATGGATCATCGTCCATTACCATTTTTTGAAAAAGATGCTGTTCATCCAGTTGCACGCGGATTTATTCGAAACTCGCATTATTCTGGTTTGAATCCAGTAGAATATTTGTATCATGCAATGGAGGGTCGTCTTGGTGTTATTTCAACAGCTATTAATACAGCAGAAACAGGATATATCCATAGAAAACTTATCAAGGTGATGGAAGATCTAAAAGTATATTACGACGGTACTGTAAGAAATGCACACAATGTAGTTATTCAACCAATGTACGGTTACGACGGTTTTGATGGTTCAAAAATCGAAAAGCAAGAATTATTTAATGACGAAAACGAGTTCGATACTATTTATATTGCTAGTGAAGACGATTACGAAAAATTTATGACAGAAGAAGCATATGAAAGCATAAATGAAACTAATAAAATAGTCCTTCAAGACGAAATTAGCTGGCTAAAGGTTGATATGATATATTGCAAAACTAATCATATAAGTTATGTTGAAAGTCCTGTTAACTATAACAGAATTATTAAAGACGTAATTCATAAATACAATTTGAAAAATATGAAAAAATGCACTATTTCTACTGTTGATATTGTTAATAAGGTTAATAGTTTATTTGATTATTTAATAATGGACGATTACAAGGAAATAAATGAAATAATACAGCGTGGTTTCAAGGTATTAACAAGACAGCGACTTGCATCAAAAATTCTTATGAAGCATAAATTTAACCAAGAAGCTCTTGAATATTTGATTGAACAAATTAAGTTTATGTATATTGACTCTGTTATTAACCCAGGAGAACTCGTTGGTATAATAGCTGCACAGTCTATTGGAGAACCATGTACACAACTAACACTTGATTCTTTCCATAACACTGGTTTATCAAAGGGAACAAACGTTGCAGGAGGTATTCCTCGTATTAAGGAATTAATGGAAAATTCAAAAGATATGAGAACACCATCTGTTAATATTGTTGTCAAAAAGCAAGTATACGAAATGATTGAAAGCAGTAATATTAAGGAATCAAACGTATTAATCCAAAAGAAAATTCAAGATATTGCCAACTATATTAGCCAAGTAAAGTTGGTAGATATTATTGACAAAAATTATGACATTGAAACGTTTTATGACATTAGCGACAAAAATAGCGTTGAACAACAAGACCAAACAATGTTATCAGAGTTTTACAAGTATTATGAAATTGTTACCGGTAATGAATACATACAAGTACCAAATAATATTGTTATTAGATTTGTGTTGGATAACTATAAAATGTATACAAACAACTTTTTAACAGGAGAAATAAAGTATGCTATTGAATCTAAGTATCCCAATTATCAAGTAATAATTTCAAATGACAATGCAAATAATGTTGTTCTTAGAGTAAGAACAGATCAAACTGATACTCGTAAAGTAACTCGACAAATAAAAGATGTTATTATTCGAGGTGTAAGTAAAATAAATCGAGTAGTTGTACAATCCGAAAAATCAAAAGACAATAATAATTGGTTAATAGACGACGAGTGGTTAATTCAAACAGAAGGTACTAACTTAGCGACTATTTTAACAATCAATGAAGTCGATAAGTACAAAACATTGTCAAATAAAGTGGAGGAAGTATACGAACTTTTTGGTGTTGAAGCAGCACGTGCAGTACTATTAAATGAAATTTACAACGTTCTTAAAAATAATGCTACTATTTCAATGCGACATCTCGAACTATTATGTGATAGTATGACATATCGCGGTTACATTATATCCGTGTCTATTCATGGTGTAAAAAAGATAGACAGTGGTCCTCTTGCAAGAGCATCTTTTGAAGAATCAACAAATGAACTTACAAAAGCAGCAGTATACCATGAAAATGACAATATGAATGGAGTAAGTGCAAATGTAATGTTTGGGCAATACCTAAAAGCAGGAACAACTGATTTTGAATTACTATTAGATGAAAATATGGTGTTAAATAACGAATATGAAGAATCATATGAAGAAGAAGTAGCAGACGTCGACTTTATATACGAAGAAATAGTAGACGAATATTGCCAAGAAGATAACTTCGATTTAACATTCGATTTTTAAAATTTATACCATCAATGCAGGTGTTTTAAAGCGTCCGTCGGTTAGATGTTTAAAAACTCTAAATCAATTACTTTATTACTTTTTTCGTACAAAAGCTTCATATAGTTATTATATAAGTCAATCGATGGAATAAACCCATTAATAGCATAATAATCACCAGTTGCATTAATTTGTTCAATTATTTTATTGTGCCTTTCTTGCATCGCTCTTTCATCAAGTATTTTCCGATACTCTATTTTAGCTCTTTCTCGTACTTCTTTCATAATAATATTTTCTTGTTCTTGTTGTTCGTGTTCTTTTATTTTTTGATGATAGTCATGCATCATTCTTTCGTGTATAGCCTTTTTTTGCATTTCAATCCACTGGTTATATAAGCGGTTATGTTCAGCATTTTTTTTATTTAAAAAATTTTCACGTTGTTTTTCTATGTCTTTTAGTAACATAGACCATCGCATGGTTACAAGTCTTTTTATCTTTGGATCATAATCAAATTCATCCTTAATTGAATCTTGTGAATCTTGTAAATCTTGTGAATCTTGTGAATCTTGTAAATCTTGTGAATCGTTTTTATATTGCTTTTTGTAACGTCGTTGTCTTCTTGGGTAAATAAAATCTTCTTGTATCGATTCTATAGAAGAACAAGTACTAATTGGTACAGAATTCGGGCTTGTTGATCCTGAACTATTTTCACGAGTTTTTTTACCTCTTCTTCTTTTTTTGTATTCTGTTTTAGGTGAATTTACTTTGAGTACTTCAAAACCGTTAAATTTCTCCATTGTAAAGGAGTATATTTAATACTGAGTAAAAAGAATTTCTAAATGGTTTTTATTGTTGTACTTGTGTAATATTATTTGCCTTTACGTTATTTTTTTCGGATTCTTCAACACTGTTCAAATACATAACAAGTCCCCAAACAAGAGCAGAAGAAATCAAAGCTTCTTGCATTGTTCGTCCTGCTTGCCACAAAAGCATAACAGTAACAAAGAAACGCATCCACATATTGCTAAATAGGTCTACCAAAACAGTGGGAAGTACAGGGAAAATAGTAGCAAAACCTAAACCACTAATAACTGTGGCAAATGCATATTGATACTCAGAAGGGATAATACTAAAAAGATCCATATAAAATACTTAATAAAATAAAATGGTTCCTAATAATAATATTACTATATATTATGAACTGATGTACAAAAATTATATAACAGCTGTATGTAAGCAGTTATTTTACAAAAAAAATCCGTTTTATTATAGCTCTGATAAAATAAATCATGTACATCACGATATATTATGTCAAAACCAAAATACACACATTCCTATTAAAGTAATTGAACACATAACTCCTCTTATGATAGACAGTTTTTTTGAAATTGAACACGATTGTTATCTAAATAAATGGAAAGTTCTAAAAAGCCCTAAAATACCTCAATATTCAAGAATTTACTTTGAAGAAATAATTAATGCAGACTATAACAAGCTCATAAATATGATTTATTACAGAAACCAAGAACCTCATATAATACACGGTATAACTAATAAAAATAACATAATGTTACATGAAGAAACAATGTCATTATTATACAAAAACAAAGGAAATGTTTATGTACAAGCAAAAGATAAAGGTCTTTATCATACTGGAGACGATATAATGGATTTTAATGTAAAAAAATACAATGCAAAACAAATGTTAAAATTTAAATCAATAGTTATTTCAAGCAATCACATTAGGTTAATATCGTATATTGATTTTAATAGTAATACTTTAAATAGCTCTAATTATAGTCTTGATCTTTACAATTACAAGCTTCCACATCAATTGTACTTTGGTCTAAAATAAACTTGACGCATTTGTCGTATTTCGTCATCGATTATAATATTACTTGTAACAGATTTAAACGTGCGACCACGCAACATTTCAAGTATAAAATACATACTAAATACACCACATTCACTATTTTTATATTGGTGACGGTAGGTATTGCAGTCATAATGCACTTTTACATCGGAACCAATACTTTTATGGAATTCAGTCATATTTTTTATAAGACTGTTTTTAAGTTTCTTTATTTCTTTTGGCAAATCACATACTGCATAAGAATCGTAGTAATATATTCCACCCTTGGGTATATCAACATACATAGCAACCCAGTGAGAACCAGACTTATAGTGAGGATCGAGGTTAAATATAATACCAATATAATGTTTACCCTCTTTGTACAGTCTTGCAATTTTTAATTCGAGTAGTTCAGTGTTTAGCCCATGAAAATCGATTGGTACTGGTCCAAAAAATCTAAAAGAAGGAAAGAATTGTTCATACAATTTCATAGCATCGTCTATATCGCTGGTTGAAAGCCAGTCATTTATCTTTTTTGGTCCTCGAGGTTTAAACTGCTTTTCAAGATTGTGATTATCTTTGTCGGTTTTCAAAAACGTTTGGTCTAACCAACACCATTCAGTATCATTACACTTATTGCTAAGTTTTTGCTGAATAGCATTCCATAAGTCGTCTTTACGAGTAGAACTATTATAAATTATTTTGTTATTGGGATACTTCTTGTTATAACTAGAAGCAATTCTTTTTAGTTGTTCGAGAGTAAAACAAGAGCGACTCCCAGTGCCAATATTTTTATATGCATCAATAGAGCAAGCATTTTTTACAAAATGTGACAAAGGGACACTAATATTGGAAGTTTGCCCTCCGCGATGCCGCATTGATGGTTTATAGTCGTTCATTAATTCATTAAAAGTAAGATTACTCATTATAATAATGTAATATATTTTTAATAGAAATTAGTGATGGTTCAATTATTTCTTTAGTTTCTACAATATCGTCTTTTGATTTACAAGTTTCACAAGATTCACAAGATTCACAAGATTTACAAGTTTCACAAGATTTACAAGTTTCAGACCTCTCTTTTCCTTTGTCAAGAGTTATATACACATGTATTATCATGTCTCCTCTTTCGCGATGTTCGTTTTTCAGAAAGCCATAATTTTTCAATAATAATAAACTACCACCGTTGTCTTTTTTCCATTCAAATAGCGAAACACATAGGTCATTTGCCCATTTTATATTTAAACAAGTTTCGTGCCCATAAATCGGATATTCAACAAGAATATGATCTTGTTTAAACCGTGTTATATTAAAACAATTTTTAAGCTTAATATTAAATATAATATCACCACATACGGTGCTTGTTTCGGATATTTGGTGCCCTTCATGAGGTAATTTAAATTTTTCATAACACAGTGTTATTGTAAACTTTTTTGTTTCATTATTCTTAAAACGTCTTCGTTTAACAGCTACTTTAGTGATTTTTCCAGTATATACATCTTCAATAGATGCATTAATATTAACTGTTACATCTTTTATGCGAGATCCTAAATCTTTTGCAAATGCATGCGTTGATTTCAGTGTATTAAAAATATTATTTTCATCACCAATAAGGTTATTTGCCAAATTGAATATTTTATCTTGGTCTGTCATAATATTTCCAATATTTGAAAATAAAGTACCCATTATGTCGTTAGTACCGATCAAGTTATCAAACAATCCGTAGTCGTGTACCATAATAAATATGTCATTTTGAGTAAACTGCTCTTTAAAAAAATTAATTGGATCAAAGTCTTCCCAGTCATCTAACTCTGTTTCTGGATTCGAAAGCAACACTGTGCATGCTTCTGAAATTTCCCTAAACTTTTCTACGTCTCCTCCTTTATCGGGGTGATGCGTAAGAGCTAGTTTTCTGTAAGCCTTTTTAATTTTTTCATTATCGTCACCATCATCAAGTTCTAATATTTTGTAACACTGCTTTTTAGATCGCATTATAATGTCACTAGATTATTTTTAGTAGCAAATTAAGCACATAAAAAATGATTTTAAAATGAAATAATATAAAATGACTAAGTTTAAAATAAGTTACAAAAAACTTTATTTAATAGAAAAAGAAAAAAATAAAGAACAAGAAGAAGAAATAAAAAAATTAAATGAAATTATTGAAGAACTAAAAAAAGAAAAAGGTTATTTGTGTTTAAAAAATGGAAAAAAATACGAAGAAACAAATTATAATATTGTTAAATATTGTAAATTAAATGATAAACCTTTTAATACACAAAAATCTGTAGAAGAATTAGGAGGCGCAACAAGTAAAAATGATTTACAATGCAATTTTCAAGAAGAAAAAGATTTTGGAATAGAAATAAAAAAATATAATACACCAGATTGGATGCAATGTAGTATAAAATATAATGATGAAACAAAAAATTGGGAATCATCAATCAAATCAAAAATTCCATTGGAAAGTAAAAAAGTTTTTGATGAGTTATTAAAAAATATAAAACTATTTGATGGAAAAATTCCACCATTTATGGAAAAAAAATTAACGCACAAAGAATGGATTACGATAAAAAATCAAACAACACAATGGGATGATACGTACATAACTGTTCCTTCTGATACTATTTCAAAATTATATGATGCAAAAAACACAAATTATATACAAATCAGTAAAGGTTATGGACTATTTCATACTGGTAATGACATTTGTAATTTTGGTATTCCATTATTTGAAAATGAACAACAAATTAGAATAAGAACAAAAATACATGCAAAAAATAAAAAAGGATATTGCAGTATTTCAGTAATGGCTTCTTGTCAACCAAAAAATGTAAAGAACATTATACCATCTAAATATTCATTAGATTGTGTAGAAAGATTACCACCATCATTGGTTTATAATAATAATCTCTGATGATTGTTTGGATTTATTCATGCCATAACTCCAATTGGTTTCAATGATTTTAAAATTTTTGTACAAATTTTTTATGTACTCGCAATTATTGTAAGTCATAAACCAATTTTTCTTTATTTTTAAACAATCAAAAAGTTTATTGTGGTCAAATGTTTCATGCATATCACCGTTATTTCCATATAATTTAGATGATTTTTCTAAATAATAAGGTGGATCTAAAAATAATAAATTTTTTTTACTTTGATTATTTTTTACAAAATCTTCAAAATCAAAATTATAAATATTAAATTTTGACAAATTTAATTTATTTATTTTATCAATTGAAGATTTTGTAAATCTTTTTTTAGATGATTCTAATGAAAACCCACCAGATAATGTAGAACCATTAAAAGAACAACGATTTATAATGAAATACATAACACTTTGTTCATACGAATTTTCGTTTTCCATTATTTCTTTTCGCAAATTAATAAATTTTTCTTTTGTAATATTTAAAAGATTTTTATTAAGTTCGTCGCAAAGTTTTTTATTTTCATTTTTACAAGTATTCCAAAAATTATAAAGAGGAACAAATTTATCATTTGCAATAATATTTAATCCATAATTATTTTGAATATGAAATTCAAATGAACCACCACCAAAAAATGGCGAAACTAAATTATCAAAATCGTTTGTATTAAAATTATTTATTAAAATATTTTCTAATTTTTTACATGCTCTTGTTTTTCCTCCTGGATATCGTAACGGTGATTTATTCAAAAACTTTTCAACTATTTGAATACCTTCGATACCATCAATTAATTGGTCCATTATATAATATTTTTTCTTATAATCATTTTTACAAAAAATGATTTAAGTATAGCAAATAATAAAATGAGTTATAATACTGTTACTAACTTACCTTGGAAATATATATTGGATAATTTTCCATGTCTTTTATCTGTTGTTCCAACTAAATTAAAAACACCATTTGTATGTGCATTGGCAGTATCATGGGAAAATGATTATTGGGTACATGTTCCTCCACATTTAATCGAGGATACACTTGTATTAATGCCGTATATGGTTGATAACAGTTTTGGTAAATGGTATGTCCATGATGATAGACATTTAATCAAAACTTGGACACGTGAAGATATAAAAGATTCAAATGGAAAACGTGTTAAATACGAACACCCATATAATGAAACAAAAACTGAATACAAACAAAACAGTGGATGTACATTTTGTTGTGCCGAAACAGAAGATTTTTACCAAAAAGAAGAATATGAAACTCTAATTGGTAAAAAAATATGCGAAGATTGTTATTCAGAATATATTTAAAAAATAAAAATTTTTTTTAATTACTTTGAATCAGCTAAATTATATTTTAATAGAAATAGTTCAATTGACATACAAAATAAAATTAACGCAATTCAATATGACATAATTATTAAACAAATATACATTAAAATTTCAATGGTGTAAAAAAACTGATTATAATATATTAAAAAACAAATGACACTTATAAGCTTGAGAGAATACGGATACGCTATTAACGATGACAAAGAACAACGCACTTATTGTATGCAACAATGCTTGGATCAAAATAATACATCTGAGTTCATAAGACATTGCTTATATGTTGGACAATTCCAAGAAATAATTTTGGACGATTTTTTGTCTCTTGATATTGGTCTTGATGAAAATACAAAGTGGAAAATTTTGGAATTAAAACGCAAGCATGGTTATCATGATGCTAAAAAGGAGTTTAAACAAAGAATTGAAGACATCGAATACAAAAATGATAATTTGCAAAAACAAGTTTTTGAATTAAAACAACACAAAGACGAACTCGCGTTTATGGAGCAGTACATTGATATGCTTCGAAATAAAATTATAAAGCTAACTAATGACGAAGAAATGGATTGTAATCCAAGAAAAAGAACATTTTCACGCTACAACGCTTTGTAATAATATAAATTTTAATTACTTTATTTATATAAATGAAACAAAGTGTTAACGTTATTTATTACAACAAAGAATACAATTTTGGAGACCAACTATCACCATTTATTGTACAGTCATTATTAAACAAAGAAGACTATGATTTGACACATAATTTAAAAGATCAAACAAATAATATAATAGCAGTTGGGTCATACATTGAAAAAGCAAAAAAACACACTCATATATGGGGGTCCGGTATTATAATTAAAAGCAGTAAAATTGCAAAAGAATTATCTAATGTACACGCAGTAAGAGGTCCATTAACACGGAATTTACTTTTATCTAAAAACATAGAAGTACCTAAGATATACGGAGACCCTGCATTACTATTACCAGAATTTTACAAACCTAACCTAAAAGAAGAGCTAAAAGAAAAAATTGTTGTTATACCCCATAAATCTAATTATTCAAAGTACAAAGACCAAACGTTAGACAGTAAGTTTTACCTTGTTTCACCAATGGACAACTGGAAACACGTAATAGATTGCATAGCTTCATGTAAAGCTGTTGTGTCGGAGTCATTACATGGATTAATTTGCGCAGATGCTTACAAAATTCCAAATTTATGGCTCTATGAATACGGTCTTACATACGGTAATTTTAAATTTAGAGATTACTTTATGAGCCAAAAAAGACCATTGACACAAATTAAAACGCTTAACGATTTTGACATAGCGTTATGCTACAACGAAGGTAATAAAATTGACTGTAATGAACTAAAAAATGCATTCCCATATAAAAAATGATTAATGTTTGTTGAATAAGTATATGGATATCAGAGTTGTTAAGTTTGTGTTAATTGAAGCAGAGCGTGGATACAATCCACCTGGAACATTTTCATTGGTTGAAGAAATACAACTCAAAGAAAATCAATTTGTTGAAGATGCATTAAACAGTGTCATTGGAAAAAATCTTGGACAAAATTTAAATTCCATTTATGGTGCAGAAAATAATATTTTTCCGGCAAAGCATTATGAAGAACTTATTGATAAAATTGAAAAAACAAATGTTTTCAATAAACCTTACGAAATTATTTATATAAATGAAAATGGTGACTTAATACGTCACCAAATTCAAAAAAATGCAGTTTTTGAATATGCAAAACAAGAATATCAAAAATGTTTTATGGAAGATAACGAAATGGTTATGACAGATTTTGTTGAAAAATATAATTTCACAAAAAAGAAACGGATTATGAAAAAACAAAAAGATTTTGTTAAAAAAGTTTTTGATGAATTGTATGAATATTTTGAAGCAAATGATAAATCGGATATTACAGATTGGTTATTAAACATGGTAAATTCAATTAACTACAGAATAAGTAACGAAATTTTATTTGAAGATTATCAATATTTTTGTGAAGAACAATTAAAATATATGGTGATGCAAGAGGTCGACGAAGATGATGATGTTATTGATACAATGGTTCAATACATAATTGATGCAATAAACAACAATTTAAAGGACTAAAAGGACTAAAAACAAAAAAACTGATTTAATTATACTTTAATTATATATGATCAACACATTACAAAAACACGACTATAATTCTAATAATATGGAATCATTTAGACTACAAGCATTGCATAATATTATTCAAGACATTGGTTTAAACGCTACATATGAGTTGTGTATGAGTTCTGGAAATACTCAAATTTTGTGTGATCTAACTGAAGTGGCATCCGATATGTTATCAAAAGAGCAACTTATCTGTTGTTACACGCTTATCAAAGACAAACAATATTATGACATTAAGTTTTATACAAGACAAAATGAAATGTTACAAAAAAATGAATGTATGTATCAAGATTATACATTCCGATAAATAAAAAAAAATACTTTACTTTAAATCTTTTATTATAGTATGACCAGAAACTTTTTTTAAATTTTTATTTACTTTTATTTTATTATTTTTAATTCCATAAATGTGACTATTTTTTGGAATTTCATTTTTATTAATTTCATATTTAGAAAAAAATTGCATTAAAAAAGTTGGAGTTAATATTTCATATGCTTTATTGTGTTTTTGATATTGTGAATTTTTTTTACTTTTACCATTATTATTTATAAATTTTTTTATAGAATTACTAAAAACGGTTCCACCATTTTGAAAATATGTATCTAACAACATAAAAATATCAAAAGATTTATTTGCTTTTGTTGTAATATTAACATAACTTAAATTATTATCTGATATAAATTCGTTATTTAATAATGGTTTTGATTTAATTGAAGAAAAACCATGATCATGAATCTTTCCAATATATTTTGTTTTTATTTTATAATACTTATTATTAAAATAATAATATAAATTTGTTTCTTGTTTAAGTTTTTTTACTAAAACATTATCATTTCTTAAATCGTTGTGTCTAAAATCTGGATAATAACTTTGAATAATACCAAGTGTTAATATAATTTGAATTAAAACTTTTTCTATTTCTTTTTTATCTTTAATATTTTGTTGCATATCAAATAAATCCATATCACATGATTCAATTAAAAAACTATAACCATTTTTACACAAATTGTGCCCATAATAAGTTACAATGTTTGGTGTTAATTGATTAAAAACAAAATGAATATTTAAAAATATATTCATTAATAATTCACCACATGCATTTTCAATTGAATCATTATAATAATGTGTGTTTATAAATTTATAAACATAAGATTTATCATTAAATGATATTAATCTTGCTACACCAAACGATCCTTCACCAAGTTTTTTATATTTTTCCATTTTTTTGTTATCACATACGGTAAGCTTTTTTGCAATACTAAAATCATAATCGTATTTTACAATATTTGTGTATGCGTTAGGATCAATAATATCTTTTATAAAAAATATTTTTGGTAAATTTGTACATAATGACATTCTTTATATACTTAAGAAATAAATTAAATGGAGACTACAATAGAAGAAGTATATGAATATGTTTCAAAAGATATAACTTTATTAGAGCAAGTACCAGATGAAATATTAGAAATTATATTAAACAAGCTAATTGAAAATAATTTATGCAATAAAGAAGAAGTATTGGATATTTTAATGAACCGCACTAATTTAAATTAATAAGTAATTGTATATGATGGAACACGATAATATACCACAAGAAATTAGATCAAAATATGATTATATTAAATCAAATAGTAGTATTCGAAGTATATACGAAAATGCTGCTTTAAATGGTCATCTAAATGTTATAATAACTTTACATAAAAATAATCTTATAGGATTTACAAGAAAAATTATGGACTATGCTGCTTCTGGGGGGCATTTACATGTAGTCAAATGGCTACACGAAAATCGAAGCGAAGGATGCACAACGGATGCTATGGACAAAGCAGCTAAAAATGGGCATCTGCATGTAGTAAAATGGCTACACGAAAACCGAAGCGAAGGATGCACAACGGATGCTATGGACAGTGCTTCTTTTAATGGGCATTTGGATATAGTCAAATGGCTACATAAAAACAGAACCGAAGGAGCTACAACGTGGGCTATGGACGGTGCAGCTGAAAATGGGCATTTACATGTAGTCAAATGGCTACACGAAAACAGAGATGAAGGATGTTCGTGGGCTATGGATAATGCAGCTGAAAATGGGCATTTGGAAATGGTAAAATGGCTATACGAAAACACAATCATAGTAGCTACCATTTGGGGTATGGAAGGTGCTGCTATAAACGGACATTTACATGTAGTCAAATGGCTAGACGAATACCAACCTGTAATACCTTCAATGTATGCTATGGAAAAAGCAGCTGAAAATGGGCATTTGGATGTAATCAAATGGATAGAAGAAAACGAACCTACAGGAGCTTCAACCGATGCTATGGACAATGCAGCTGGAAACGGGCATTTGCATGTAGTCAAATGGTTACACGAAAACCAAATTGCAGAAGCTACAAAGGGTGCTATGAATTGGGCTGCTTATCATGGGCACTTACATGTAGTCAAATGGCTACACGAAAACCGAACTGAAGGATGTACAAAGGATGCTATGGAATATGCTGCTTATAATGGGCACTTACATGTAGTCAAATGGCTACATGTAAACCGAACTGAAGGATGCACCGAGTGGGCTATGGATCGGACTGCGGAAAATGGGCATTTGGATGTTGTGAAGTGGTTACACATAAACAGAACCGAAGGATGCACAACGTGGGCTATGGATGGTGCTGCTGTTCGAGGGCATTTGCATATAGTCAAATGGTTACACGAAAACAGAACCGAAGGTTGTTTAAAGGGTGCTATGGACGGTGCAGCTAAAAATGGGCATTTAAATGTAATCAAATGGCTACACATAAACCGAAGCGAAGGATGCACAACGGATGCTATGGACAAAGCAGCTGAAAATGGGCATTTAAATGTAATCAAATGGCTACACATAAACCGAAAAGAAGGATGTACAGAGGATGCTATGGACAAAGCAGCTAAAAATGGGTATTTAAATGTAATCAAGTTTTTACACGAAAACAGAACCGAAGGTTGTACGGTGGTAGCGATGAATGTTGCTGCGGGAAATGGGCATTTGGATGTTGTTATTTGGTTACATGAGCATCGAAAGGAAGGATGTACAACATGGGCTATGGATAATGCAGCCGAAAATGGGTATTTGGAAATGGTAAAATGGTTACACGAAAACCGAAAAGAAGGATGTACAGAGGATGCTATGAAGAATGCAGCTAAAAATGGGTATTTAAATATTGTGAAGTTTTTAAGAATAAATAGACCAGAAGTAAGGAGTTATGATATTGATCGTATTACAGAAGGACCAATAAGAGACTGGTTAATAAAATATGAAAATGAACATTAAAAAACCACTAACAGTTGAAGTTATACCTCCTTTAAAAAATATATTTTTTACTTTATGCACTTTTTTCTATGCATAAATTATAATGGTGCGGTCAATAACTAGACGTAGATCTCTCAATAATATTTTAACGAGAAGAAGGCGTCGTTCCCCCAAACGTACTTCTAAAAGACGTACTTCTCCTAAGCGTACTTCTAAACGACGTACTTCTCCCAAGCGTACTTCTAAACGTCGTACTTCTCTCAAACGTGCCTCTAAACGTCGTACTTCTAAACGTCGTACTTCTCTCAAGCGCCGTTCTCTCAAGCGTACTTCTAAGCGTCGTACTCCCAAACGCACTTCTAAGCGTCGTTCTCCCAAGCGTACTTCCAAGCGTCGTACTTCTCCCAAACGCACTTCTAAGCGTCGTACTTCTAAGCGTCGTTCTCCCAAACGCACTTCTAAGCGTCGTACAAGCAAAAGAGTTAAACAATCTGGTGGAAGTATAGAAGTATCTATTAATCCTGATAGATTAGATGTACTCGATTATAGTAACCAAACATTCAAATCAGATAATGTACTAAGTTTTAGTAAAACAATAAATGATAACAGGAAAAAAATTAAAAAAGCAATTTTCGAAAATACAAAATTCAATCCAGAAACAATTTCTTATTTAGGTGAACTTTCAAGACTTACAAAACTACAATCGTTAGACTTTACTAATGCAAATTTTGATGGTAATTCAAGGGGTAGTGTTTCTTCTGTTACAACACCCATTGCAAATCTTAAACATATTGTACATTTAAATTTATCAAATTTAGGTTTTTTAACCGAACAAGAAGTAAGTGCAATAGCTTCTGTTTTATATAGTTATAAAAATTTACAAAGTTTAGTTATGCAAGATACAAAATTGAATCCTAATAGTTCTATAAGATTAATAGATAGCTTAAAAAATAAAAAAATGAAAATAATTAATTTTAATAATTCAAATATTGGAATTGAAGGTGTGTCAAAAATACAAGAAAATATTGATACCAGTAAATTAGAACATTTGGGATTATCAGGAAATAACTTAGGAGACAAGCAAGAGGGTAATTATACTGGAATGATTAAATTAAGTCAATTAAATGTTTTAGCACCTAACATAAAAGGTTGGGGCGGATTAAATACTTTAAATATTTCTAACAATAAAATTACTGGCGAAGGTTTACAAATTTTGATACCATTTTTAATTAAACAAAAATTTCTACGTGGATTAGATATTTCAAAAAATAAAATAAGTAACGATGCTTTTAATTATTTCTCTGGTACCTGTTTAATAAAACTTGTCAATTTAAATACTTTAATTGTTAGCGATATTGATATTACAGGAGAAGGAATAAACAATCTACCAACTGCATTAAGAAAAATGAAAAATTTACAACGCTTTGATATTTCTGACAATAAATTAAAACCAAAAGATATTGCATATATGTCACTTTCATTTTGTAATACAGGTATGAATTTTATTAATTACGCTAATAAACAAGAAGAAAGACCATACATTCCCATTCCTACGTATATGTCTAATAATAATATAGTGAGAGAAAAAACACAAAAAATACAAAAAGGAGAATTAAATAAAGGAAAAAATATTCATACCATATCAAACAATGATAACGTAAAAGAACAACATAATGATTTTATATCTATAATTAATAATATAAATTTGGATGATAAATTGTTTAAAGATATTAGTAATGATGATAAAATTAAAATTGTAAATTACATTAAAAAATTCCACAAAAATGATAATAAACAAGGTAAATACAAAAATATAAAACATAGATTTGTTGAAAAAAATAATGATAAAAATGATCAATTTAAAAAAATGTTTATAACTTCAATGGTTCTTAATTATATTAATGATAATAATAATAATGATAATAATTTAAAAAATAATTTAACTAATTATTTAAGTAATAACATTTCACAAATAAAACCATTAAGTTTAGATGATTTAGAATTATTTACCAAACTAATTAATTATGGAAAAGAGAACGACTATTATAAATCAGTAAATAAATGTTATCATAATAATTATAAAATTAATAATTTAAATGAAATTAAAAATAATACTAAACACTTTTCAAGTTATTATAATAAAAATTGTATACAAATAAACAATACTAATTCAAACCCTGGTACCCCACAAAATAATAATCCACCCATTAATAACCGATCATTTAATCCAAACTCTGGTAACTCACAATATAATTCAAACCTTGGTAACTTAAATACTCCAATATTAGATGAATATAAATATAAATTCAACCAATAAACACAATTTTATTATAATATATAAAGGACGCTATTAAAAATATTTTCTTTACATATTATATAAACTTATGGTTTCTACCAGACGAAAGTACAAAAGATCCTCTAGAAAAAGAGGTTCTTCCAAGCGTAGAAACATGCGAGGTGGTGCTGATGCTCCTCCTCCATTTGGACTGGTCGTAAATGGTCCAAAGACTAAAGAAGAATTGCAGCGTTTTTTGCAAGATAAACTTTATGATGAAACTGGTATCAATATTCGTAATAAACTTGAAAAATTATCTTTTGCAAATAACTCCACTGTTTCGGATGATTTCTTTATGGGATTACATGCGGTCCCTTCCGACAACTCAAAAAAAACTGATAAAAAAGCTTACAGAGAAAAATTGAAAGAGATTGATTTCACTGGTTTAAAGCTTACTGATAGTAATTTGAAATCTTTTTCCGAACAAACAATATCTGCATTGACATCTCTTGAAATAGTTGTTTTTAAGAATCATACTTTTACAATGGCTCAAATTACAACAATGAAACCAGTTTTTAGTAAATTAAAAGAAATTACTATGCATAACTGTGGTATCAATGATGAAATGTTTGCTTTTATTTACAAAAACTTGAACAAAAATGCAACACATATTGATTTTTCCAATAATAATATTTACCTTGCAACCAACAAGTTGAATAAATCTAAAACGAAGAATAAAGTCGAAACATTCACAAATGTTTTTGATGACCGATTGGGAAGTCTTATTAACATTGATTTTAAGAACAATAAGATTGGTGTAGATGTTCCTAAACAAAATGGTGGTTTTATGGCTACTGTTCAAAACTTCTTGTATGGAGGAGCTGAGCAACAAGCTGCCTCTGCTCCCAATAAACAACAAGCTGTTCAAGCTCCTATTAAACAATCTCCTTCTACACAACCTCTTGCTTCAAGACAACAAATGAAAAATAATGCTCAAGCTGCTGCTGCCCCAAATAAACCAATTAACCCATCTGCGGGTATAATAAATTTGGTACAAATTATTAATAAGGCTGGCGGCAGTTTGAAAAATTTGTATTTGTCTGGAAATCAACTCGGTGATACAAATGTCACATATATGATGAACAATATGAAAGTCAAAAATCTTGAAGACATCTCACTTGAAAATAATAACATCGGTGATGCTGGTTTAGCTAAAATATCAGAATACAAAGAATTTTCAAAACTTAAAACACTTGATTTGAGTGATAATTCATTTACCTCTTTGAAATCGTCTTTAATTTTGAATTCATTGTTGTTTAATATGAAAGAATTGAAAGAAATTGATCTTAAGAAGAATGATATTACTGATATTTTTATGAGACAAGCAAGTGAAAATATTAAGAAATTGGAGAGTATTGATATCCGCAATACAAATGTAACTGCTGCTCGATATATTGAATCACAAACAATGATGCCCAATGTTACAATACAGTCGAATCATTCTCTTAAACAAAAAGCTGCCATACAAGCTTTGCAAGCTAAGCAAAAAGCTGCTATGATGAAAATGCAAGCGCCTATGTCTGCTTCCATATCAACAATTGCTAGTCAGAGAAAGCAAGAACAAGCTATGTCAAATTCTATTATTAACGAATTGCTTTCTGAAGCTAGTGTTGTTCCTGTTGCTGTTCCTGTTTCTCGTACTTCTTCTAGACGTACCTCTAAGAAGCGCAAGTCTCCTAAGCGCAAGTCCTCTAAGCGTAAGTCCTCTAAGCGCAAGTCCTCTAAGCGCAAGTCCTCTAAGCGCAGATCTTCCAAGAAGCGCAGATCTTCTAAGCGAAGAAGCATGAAGGGAGGTATGTATGACCTTGCTCAAGAAGGTGGTCGTCGCAAGCGAAGAAGTGGAAAGCGCAGATCTTCCAAGAAGCGCAGATCCTCTAAGAAACGCAGATCCTCTAAGCGTCGAAGCATGAAGGGAGGTAAGCGCAGAACTTCTAAGAAGCGCAGATCTTCCAAGCGAAGAAGCGGAAAGCGAAGAAGCGGAAAGCGAAGAAGCGGAAAGCGAAGAAGCCGTAAGTAAATATTTTTTTAATTCTCTCGTAATACACACGAGACAAAAATAAATTTAATTGTTAAATATTATTTTAATACTATCAATAGTGTCATTTAATTTATTAATTACGTTAATTACGTGTTTATCGTGATAATAATTACCAAGTACATTATTTGTTTCATTAAGAAAGTTTATGCTATAAAGAACAACAAGAATGTCATAACTATTCATTTTTGACATAATATTTGTTCTAAAAAATATATCTAATTCGTTAATAGAATTTTTAATATTATTATAATTAAGCGAGCTTTCATAGATTGCTTTTTCAGGGCTATTTCCATAACCAAAGTAATAAAATAGTCCTTTGTCAAATGGTTCTAAAAGACCCATATTTTTTGATACTACCATAAAAAGTTCAACAATAAGTTCTTCTATTTTTACAGCATTTTTTGAATATACATTATTAATATCTGCAGGTTCATGGACATCGCTTGGTGGAACTGGAAACTGTCCCACTGATATAAAATTTCTTGTAGTCATATAACTTAGTTAATTAATTTAAAAAAATGATTTATATATAATTAATATCAAAACATGAAAGATGCAATCCTTGGAAAAGCTTTATTAAATGAAATAGAAGAAAAGCAACCAGATGTTGCACAGACTATGTCAAACTATTTTTATTACGAAATATGTAACTCATTATGCAGTATGATGTCAGAATATGGTTCAGATAAAGAACAAGAAGAATTGTTTATTGAAGAAATAATTCATGCTACAAGACAATTTATGAAATCTTACATAGAAATTTATAAAAAATACAATGATTTATATTAAAATCGTATAGAAAAACAGATAAATTTACTTTAAAAAGTTTTGATTGAGACTGCTTATACAGTCTCGTAGCTCAGTTGGTAGAGCAATGGCCTTATGTGCCATCGGTCGCGGGTTCGAGCCCCGTCGGGACTATTTTATAGTGTTCATATATAGCAATGAACTTTTGGTTATTATGTATACCTGCAAGAACAATGTTGACACTAGCTCCATTGTATTTAGAAGAAAATCAGCTTGAATTATACTCGTATTTACTGTTCGCAATAGGTATATCATTTATATATTTGTACTTTACAGATTCACGTATGAATGCATTCGAGTCTTCTACTGGGGTTACATGGTGGGCTAATTATAGAATAATTCATGGATTATTGTACTTAATTGCTGCATATTATGCATATACTAACCAACCAACTATTATACCATTACTAATAGATACCTTATTAGGAATGTTATTTTGGTCATTAAAGTAAATTTTTAAAATATAGAGTCAAGACATTCGTTATTTTCGTGATCATCGCAACACGACATATTACTTGCTCTGCTGTTAGGTCTGGAATTTTCTTCTTCTATAAATGTTTTAGATGCAAAATAACAGTTTTCTATTTTGGTTATTTCTTCAATAAATTCTATTTGTTCGTGATAAAGTGGTATTGTCTTTATATCTTCTTTTATACATCGATGGTGCTTAGACAATCTCAAAAGATGGTCTATTATATCTTCTTGTGAAAAATATTGCATTGCACGACGCAAAGAGTATTTCCTAGATTTACTAGAAAGCTTTGTAGAATACCCGAAATCACGTAGTCTTATTTTTCCTTTCATTACTTGATAATACAAAAGAAATCATTTTTACAAAAAATGATTAAATTATCAAAAAAAGTATATGGAAGAAAGAAAAATGTTATTAAAAAAGGCTATTTTTAATTCTATTAACAGACGTATATTAAAAGAAACTGAACAGTTATTATTAAACATACAACTAAGAGGTTAGCTGGGTTATCTTTTCATAAAAAGATAAACCAAATAAATTTTAAATTACTTTACGTAAAAAAATATAACACTAGTCTTTATAATGATTCGATTTCTGAATAAGCAGCAAGCAATTAATGAATTTTCTACTTCAGATTATTTAAAAGATATACGAGTACATGAATTTAAGTTTAGACAAAATAAAAAAAAATTAAAAGCTAAATCTCGGACTGAACTAATGCTTTTTTACTTTGATTCCATTATGGAATTTAGCTACAAAGACCAAGAAATACTGTATAAAGCTACAACATTGGCATTGCAAAGGTTAAATAAATGGTTTCCTGGTTTTTTAAAAGACCAGGAAATCAAATTCATCAAAGTGGAAGGCAGTCTTGATTGGCATATGCCATATACAATAAATAACTGCATAATAATGCCATATACATCAATAAAAAGTAAAGATTTGGTAAAAACTATTGTGCACGAACTTATACATATACACCAACGCATTAATCCAGAATTTTATAACAATTTATATTCTGGTATGTTTTCATTTGAACATACAAACTGCATAATCAATTTGTCTAACTATGAAAATACTACAATAACAAATCCTGACGTCAATAATACTCAATGGATTATACAGTTATACGATGGACTATACTACCCTGCAATGATATATATAAACAATACTAGTCAAGAAGTATTATTTAGAATTAAAAAAGACAATAATAATTGCTATGTATCTGTTGACTATCCCATAAAGGCTCATAGTCGAAAAGATTATATAGAGTTATTGCGAGGTTGTAACGAACAAATAAGTCACCCAAATGAAATAATAGCATGCAGTATTGTATTTGGACTGTTTAAAAATTAATTTCTAATTATTGTGTATAAATGCAGACTACAAAATGGGGACCATCTGGCTGGAACCTGTTCCATAATGTCGCTCTTAAGTACGATCCACAAAATTCTGCACTATATAAGCAATTTTACGAATCGTTTAAATATTTATTACCATGTAAGTATTGTAGAGAGTCGTATACACTATTTTTAAAAGAAAAACCGATACAAAAATTTTTAGTTTCATCAGAACGACTTTTTTACTGGACTTATTTGATGCACAACAAGGTAAACGATAAGCTTAGAAAACAAGGATTTCTTAAAACTGAAAACCCGTCGTATGCAACAATAAAAAAATTTTATGACATAGGCTGTTATAACAAGTGTACTTATATCGACTATGTTACTTTTATTGGTTGTGTTGTATTTAATTATGGAAGTATAGGTAGTACAAAGGATTGTCCATCACAATGTACACAAACTGCATATAAAATATTTTTTAAACATTTGAACATGATATTTCCAAAAGAACACCCTATTACACCAGAAACAAAAATTTTGGATAATAACTGTAATTTAGTAGTCTGGTATTATACAACAATATTAAACAGAGAAAAAATAAATAATCAACAATTGTTTGATAAATATATCAATTACTTTGTAAATATGCGCGCTACGTGTAGTACAAAAACTTCTTGTCGCGTAAAACTTTAAAAAACAAAAGCTAAATATTTTAATAATGTCTTTGTTAATACGTCTTGATAAACTTAACAAAGACCAATCTATTACAAACGAAGATAAAGAAAAAGTTTTTAATGAATTATTGTTATCTTTTGTAACTAAAAATCAGTTTAATGATTTTAAAACTATATTAAGTTACCATAATTATAATGAACAAATTTTATATAATGTATTAAACAATGCAATAAAAGAAGATGCAATACTTTTTGTTAAACACATAAATACAACACAAAAAAATAAAATAATAATAAATTTTAAATTATTAAAAGATTGTATAATTCAAAATCGTGTTATTATATTAGAATACTTACTTAGTCAAAGACCAAAAGAATTAAATATTGATAACCTTATTTTAGTTACTGAAAATGAAACAATTTTAAAATTACTTTCATTGCATGGTGCAAATGCATCTTTGAAATTGGATTTTATAACACAACAATCAAATATGTTATCAAAAGTTTCAAAATGTATTGAAACGTGGATTAGAAATGGCAATAGTCATTGTTTAAAATTGTTTCATAAATTTATATACAATTATTTAATTTTATGTTGCATAGAACGTTCAAGCGAAGATAAATCTATTAATGCTATGAATGGTATGATAAGCAATTTAAAAAAAATAATAGAAAAGCAATATACTTGCAAAAATAATTTTTATGAATATTTTTATTCATTTTTAGAAGAAAATAATCAAGATGATATTCAACACTTATATATGTATTTAATGAATATAGATGTCTAAAAAAAATATTTGTCAATACTATAAAGTACAAAAAAATGTCCCAATATCCTGTAACTGCTTATTGGGACTCGTACCATTTTGAGGTTCGATTGGGTACTCCAAGAGATCCAGCAGCCGATTCTTTTCAAGGATTTAATCAATTATATCAATTTGTTATACCATATACCACATCAAAACAAGCATTCGATTTATCTGCAGTAGAAAATATTGCACCTAATTGGAATATTGCTATTGATCACAATGCATTGACACTCACAGTAACATATACTGGAGGAGCATTTTATGATTTCAGCAGTTTGGAAGACGGTTACTTACGTCTTTTTACTATGCAAGACGCCAGTGAATATTTCAATGGTTCGTTTACTACTTTCCAAACAAATCAGCTTGTTACAACTCAAAGTGGAGCAGCACAAAACAGTAGCGCTGGACAATATTTTGCAAAACAATTAAATGGTATTTATGTTATCGATTGGTTGGGTTACACTGCAAATGGTGCTGTTTATCAAATTGATGAACATAATTATGTTACACTCTTTAATAATGGTGAACTAAGATTGGGTAGTCCATGGGATAGTCCCCAAGGCACGCAAGTACCAAGATTAAGGACTTTACAATTTACACTTGTTGAAGGCGTAGAATCTGTTATTAACTGGAATGTCGACAGTGGACTATCTGCGGCTGGTTTTACAGTATCTTATAATAGTAGTACTAAACTATTTGAGTTGACTTATAATGCTAACAATGGAACTGATGATTATGATCTGTATCAAAACAGAAATGGTGATCTTTTACTTGGTAATTTCACAAGTACAACCAATTCCTTTGGTGATTATTCCATGACATCTGCATCATGGGTTATGTCTCAATATACCGCATCACGTTCTGAACCTGCAGATGGAGATGTTGTTGGTGTATATAATGGAACATATGCCGAATTGCTTGCAAGTGGTTCTGGTGGCGGCGGAGGATCAGGTACTTATCATTTGAGTATTTACAAGGATACCAACGAACTTCGATTGGGTAATCCTACTACTAACGCTGGTGATACCTATGGCAATGGAACAGTTTATAATTTCCAGATTATTTTGAATGACCCAATGAATTCAATAAATGGTTTTGCATTGGATGGTTCATTAACAGGTTGGAATATTACTTCTAGTAATGCGGGAGGTCAAACAACAATAAACGGTGATTACACCGCAGGACCTTCTTATGACATGACTGCTCTTGGAGATTCTGAGCTTCTTCTTGGAACAATTCTAGGTGCAATGATTGATTGGAATCAAACAACAGTATCAAGTAGCAGTATAACAGCTACTTCTATGGGTATGCCTTCTGTTGGTACATATGCTGGAACGGTCGATGGTTCATATTCTGCATCCAGCGGAGGAGGATCAGGTACTTATCATTTGAGTATTTACAAGGATACCAAAGAACTTCGATTGGGTAATCCTACTACTAACGCTGGTGATCCCTATGGTGGACCAGTTTATAATTTCCAGATTATTTTGAATGACCCAATGAATTCAATAAATGGTTTTCAAATGGATCCTTCACTAACAGGTTGGAATATTACTTCTAGTAATGCGGGAGGTCAAACAACAATAAACGGTGATTACACCGCAGGACCTTCTTATGATAAGTCTGCTCTTGGAGATTCTGAGCTTCTTTTTGGAACAATTCAAGGTGCAATGATTGATTGGAATCAAACAACAGTATCAAGTAGCAGTATAAAAGATAGTTCTGCGGGTACACCTTCTGTTGGTACATATGCTGGAACGGTCGATGGTTCATATTCTGCATCCAGTGGAGGAGGAGGCGGAGGATCAGGTACTTATCATTTGAGTATTTACAAGGATAGCAACGAACTCCGTTTGGGTAATCCTACTAATAACGCTGGTGATACATATAGTGGTGGAACGGTTTTTGAGTTTAGTATCTTTTTTGATGGTTCTAGTACGGATATAACTGGTTTCCAAAAGGATGCTTCGTTGACAGGTTGGGATCTTATGACTTCTACTTTCAATGGAGGAACTCAAACATCACTAACTGGTTATTATGTAGCAGGAGGAGATTATGATATGACTGCACTTGGCGATTCCGAACTTCTTTTAGGAACATTTCAAGGAGCATCACTTGATTGGAATACAATAACTGTAATGTCCAGTACTATAACACCAACGGATGGTGGACAAGCAGTAGTTGGTAATACGCTTGCTGGAATTGTTGAAGGAACATATTCCGCAAGCAGTGGAGCTGCTGGTGATCCTCATATACAACCTGTATTTGGTAAGAAGTATGATCTTCCTCATGTACCAGAGGTATTTGTTTTGTATGACAATCTCAACAAAGAATTCCCAGTTACCATAAAGGGTAAATGTTGGTTTTTGCCAGAATCAAGATACATTAGTCAAATCAAAAAGATGTTGGCAAACGGTTATTACAACCGTGCCCAAAAAATTGCAAAGATTCTTCAAACCAGTACTTTCTTCCGTTATATCGAATTTGTATGTGGTCCCGAACATATGATTGTAGATATGGAAAAACTTACATTGTGTGAATACACCAATGCATATGATTTACATCATTGCGAACTCCCAACTTTGAATGAATACGTTAACAATAAGTTTATTACTATTGGTAAGCTTCGTCATGCATCAGAAGGATTCTTTAAGCGTTCGCCTGCTTATTCTACTTTGGAACGTAATATAACACTTAACGGTCCATTTGGAACTGTTAGCATCAAGTTGTTACGAGATTCAAGAAATATTATGAACCGTAATGGTATTGTTCTTCGTGCAAGTGGTTTCAAAGGTAATGAAGTTGGTGCTTTGATCCGTCGATACATAAAATACAGTGATTTTTCAACGAACTATACTTATTATAGTGAAAAATCCAATGAACCGACCGCTTATGATTTCGAAGAAGTTATAATTTCAGAAGCAGGAGGTTGTACAATGTATTCATATGACGATAATGAATCTCCAATTGTTATAAAAGATTATACAAATAAGTCTATGAACGCAGTATTTTAAATGTTTATTTTTTTTAAATTTCATAATAATAAATAACTTATTATGGAACGACCAGATTGGGATACATATTTTAAAAATATTGTGCTGGTCACAAAAGACAGATCTCCATGCGAACGGCTGCATGTAGGGTGCTTACTAGTGCACGAAAACCGAATTATTGCACAGGGTTATAACGGCTTTTTACCTGGCGTTGAACACATATCTATAATACGTGATGGACACGAGCAAGCAACAGTACATGCAGAACAAAATGCAATTGTGGACTGTGCAAAGAGAGGTGTATCGTGCAATAATTGTACTGCTTATGTAACCCATTACCCTTGCATGCGGCTTATGTGTGCAGCAGGAATAAAAGATATTAAATATATCGAGGATTATCCTCTTTGTGAAACATTTTCAAAGCTTGCAAATGTATCATTGAACCGTTTATAAAAATAATTTTTATAATATAAAAGATAAAAAATGTTAGTTTATCCATTAGAAAAAATTTTAAATAATATGCACCATCAATACTATGAATATTCAGAGTTTTTTGAAAATGATTTACCACTAAATATGATATCTACTCGATACTGCATAAAAGATAATAAAGTGATAACTACTAAAAATACACTCGATAATAGTATATACAATCAAAACCAACGAATGAATATATACAATTATATATTTTATAAAATGTTTATATCGAAAAAAAATGAAAATAATTACAAAGAAAAATTAAAATACGTTAATCGTCTTTTAGATAATTTATATATGTTTGATGTAATATTTATGTGTTTGGGAATATGTAATTTTGAAAGATCTATTCAAAATAAAAAAGTAAATCGTATTGATAAAATGTTTTCATTTTATAACATAATTAATTTAAAACAAAATAAACATATTAATTTTAAGTTATTTGGATACTCAATAAAAGATAAATTCGAAATAAGAATATTTGCACTTGAAAAAGTAATAGATTTTTATGGAATAATACGTGTTATGCAAACACTAAAAAAATTAAAAAGTCTTAATAACACATACAATGAAGATTATAATTATATAATAACTAAATTTCATTTGTTTCCAAATGTATTATACACAACTATTGACGCAGAATTGATATACACAGACTCAATAATTGAAATACAAGATGGAATAAAACCAATAAATTACAAATCAGTATTAAACACTGTAATATTTAATAAAGAAACTCTTTATAATTCATGTTGTGTAGGAATACCAGTGTCATTCATTAATAAGGAACAAGAACACTTTGAACAAACAAATGCAAAATATTTAAGTAATTATTACAACACTATAGACGATGCTTTTAACACTGAAACAAAATTTAATGAGTTAATGACTCATCTTAGTCAACAAATAATAATATAAAATGTAAACATTTTATCAATACGATTTACTTTATAAAAAATGATTTTAATATTATAAGACAAAAAATGTCTGAATATGATTGGAATGAAATGACTGATGTCGTAAAGGACATCTATTTTTCTGACAAAGCAAAAGTGGTGCAGCATCAAATAAATTCTTATAACCACTTTATAAAAGACATTATTCCAAATACTGTTTTTCGTCACTCCCCTATTATTTCAGGAAAAAATTGGAGTGACGAACAAAATGACTATGCTAATAAGATTATTGTCGAATTTACAAAAGTGTCAATGAGTGCACCTATGCAATGTGACGGTCCAAATGACCCTATTAGACCATTATTTCCACATGAAGCTCGGTTAAGAAATTTAACATATTCCGGTCAGTTATATGTAGACGTAAAACACAGCTTTTATTCTGGATTTAATACTGAACCAGAAGAAGAAATTATTACGAATATTCCATTATGCAAAATACCTGTTATGTTAAAATCTGACTACTGTAATCTACGTATTACCGATGAAACAACTATTATGAACGAATGTATTATGGACTACGGAGGGTATTTTATTGTTAACGGAAATGAAAAAGTAATAATTTCACAAGAACGAATGGCTGAAAATATGGTATTTTGTTATGAACCAAAAAAGGAAGAAAGCGTTGTTTGTGAGGTAAAATCAACAATTGATCAACTGTATCACCCGGTGAAAAAAAATGAAGCTATGTTATCATTTGGAAATAAAAAATCTGATTTTCAAGACATATATACACTAAGTGTTAATATACCATCATTTAAAACAGCAATACCAGCATTTATTATGTTTCGAGCACTTGGTATTCAATCGGATAAAGAAATATTTAATATTATTATGCATGAAGATTTGAATAAGGTCGACAACGCAATGATGAATATTGTTGAACAATCCGCACTTGAAATGTACTATCAACTTGAAGACAAAAATGTCGGTATGACACAAAATGATGCACTATTGTACATCAGTAAAAATATGCAATATAAAATAGACCATATGGTCGAAACCAGTGGCGATCCATTAAGTAATGAAATAATAAACCAAGAAAGAAAACTTGCTTATGTATCTAAAAATGTTATTGATCGAGATTTTTTACCGCATATTGGTACTAACAAATACAAAAAGGCTCTTTATCTCGGTTATATGATACGATATTTAATAGAATGTCACCTTGGAAAACGAACTTACGATAATCGTGACAATGTTCAAAATAAACGTGTTGATCTGGCAGGTCCATTGCTAGCACAAATATTTAGAACGCAGTTCTTATCACTTGTACGAGATATAAAAACAGATATTTCAAGAGTTGAAAATCTAAGTCAATCATTACAACGAACAATACGAAGCTCTACCATAGAGCAAAAAATAAAGTTTGGTCTTTCTACTGGTAATTGGCCAAGTGGAAAAAATTCTTCTATTCCTGCAAGCAAAAAGGGTATTGCACAAGTATTGTCTCGTATGTCATATCTTGGATTTATATCTTATTTACGACGTGTTGTTTCACCATTGGAACCTGCCGGAAATAAACTTAATAAACCGCGTAAAATATATGCTACAACAACTGGTTATATTTGCCCAAACGAAACTCCAGAAGGCGGTCAAGTAGGAATTGTAAAAAATTTATCACAGTCTTGTGAGGTAACAAGACCAGAAAATCCAGCACCAATTCAAATGATTATGGAGCAAAGTGGTATGGTAAGTATTGATGATATAGATTACGAAGATCTACAAAACAGTACATATATATTTATTAATGGCGACTTAGTTGGTTTTGCAGACGATACTACAATAGCTACTATTTATGAAAATCTTATTATTAGTAGAAGACACATGGCTATTTCTGCTTATATTTCTATTAAATGGCGAGTAGAATATAACGAATTATTTGTGTATTGTGACGGAGGAAGATATACACGACCACTATTAATTGTTGAAAACAACAAAGTACTATTACAAGAACGATACAACGAGTATCAATACAGTGAGTCGTGGAATGATCTTTTTAACAATCCAATGAGTGTTTATTTAAAAGAACAAACACGTTATAATGGAGCGGTTATCGAATATATGGATGTCGTAGAACTCGAACGAACATTGATTGCACTAAATAATGATTATTTAAATAAAAATAATGACAATAACTATTTGGATTACACGCATTGTGAAATAGATCCAAGCTTATGGTTAGGTATTATATCTGGATGCATTCCAGCTTCGGACCATAACCCATCTCCAAGAAACTGTTATCAGTCATCTATGGGTAAGCAAGCACTTGGAATATTTTCGACAAATTATAATGTTCGTATGGATAGTAATGTACATGTACTTGCGTATCCACAAAAAGCATTGGTTTCTACTAAAACAATGAAATACATAGGTATTGACAAAATACCACATGGTACACAAGTAATACTTGCGATTTGTACGTACGGTGGATACAACCAAGAAGATTCGTTATCTATTAATAAAACTGCAATACAACGTGGACTTTTTAATTCAATGTTTTTCCGTACATATCAAGCAGATGTAAACACTACAAAAACACATAACGAAGAAAGTATTTGCAAACCAAGTAATTTGGATACAAAACTTATGTCTAAGCCAGAGTTTTATAAGTATCTTGAAAATGACGGTATTGCAAAAATTGGTTCAGTTGTTTCAGGTGGTGATGTTTTAATAGGTAAAACTGTTATATCTAAATCTAAAAATAATGAAAGTAAAAAGATTGATGCTAGTGTTATGATGAGAAAAACTGAAAAGGGTGTTGTTGATAGAGTTATTCCAAATGAACATGAACCTATTAGCACAAATGCAGATGGAAACAAACAAGTCAAAGTAAGAGTTGTTGATTATCGAGTTCCTCAGTTAGCGGATAAATTTGCTAGCAGACACGCACAAAAAGGTACTGTTGGTATGATATACAACGAAGTTGATATGCCTTATACAACCGACGGTATTATTCCCGATTTCATTATGAATCCACATGCTATTCCATCGCGCATGACAGTAGGACAAATTCTCGAGACACTACTTGGAAAAGCAGGTTCAATTTTTGGTAAGGAAATGGATGCTTCTACCTTTGCAAAGATTGATACACAAACAATGTTTGATCGCTTAAAAGAATATGGGTTTGAAGAACAATGCGAAGAAGTAATGTACAATGGTATGACAGGTCTTCAAATGAATTCGACTATTTATATTGGTCCTACTTACTATCAACGTCTAAAACACATGGTCGAAGATAAAATACATTCTCGTATTAGTGGACAAGTTCATACTACAACGCGACAGCCAACCGAGGGACGATCACGAGACGGTGGTTTGAGACTTGGAGAAATGGAACGCGATAGTATACTTGCACATGGTGCTACACAATTTATCAAAGAACGATTTATGGATGCATCGGATATTTTCAGGGTTTATGTTTCAAAAACAGAACAATCTATTGTGGTTGCAAATCCAGATGAAAACATTTACAAATATGGTGGAAAAAATATACCTAAGAATGATGTAGTTGAAGTACAACTACCTTATGCAATGAAACTGTTATTGCATGAAATGACTGCAATGGGTATTGATACACGAATTATAGTATAAAACTAAGGAATTAATTTATTTTACTTTAACTATTTTATTTTTGTTTCTGTAAATTTTTGGATTATAATCTGTGAAAAATAAAATTTGTTTGTAATTTAAAACATTTATAATATAATATCTAAATATTTGATTAAAATTAATATCTGTTGCATGATATTTATTTATTAATTCAAAATTTATTTTATTGTAAATGCAATTTTCAAAATATTTTAAAATACTTATCATATATTCAGTTTTTCCACCAAAAAATAATTGATTAATATTACAACCTTTTTTTTGATGTGAATTTGGAAAAAATAAATTTTGCTCAAATAATTTTATATCAAATTTTTCATAAATCATATCAGGTCTTGTTTTAATAATAAAATCACAATCAAGATCACACATTTCTAAAACTTTATAATGTCCATAAAATTGAAAAAATAATTTTTTAGTTAAATCTTGAACGTAATCGTTATCAAAATTATTATGAATACTTTTTTCTTTTGTATTATTTTTTAAATAATCATTTAAATTAATTTTATTTTTTATATTTTCTTGATTTTCAATAATAATTTTTTTTAAAATAATATTTTTACTTTTAAATAAATTAGTTAAATATTCTTCGTCGATTTTTATATTTTCATAATTATTATCATGATTAAATGTTTTATCACAAGTAAAATTATTATCCCACGTATGAATATAAATATTTAAATAATAATTTTTTTCAGATTTAATAGGATCCAATAAATTACAATATAAATTATCTATTATTTCGTGCAAGTTTCTTAAATGACCCGAAATTAAAATTGCAACTTTCATTATATATTATTAAATAAAATTTTTTATTGCGTAGAATAATAATTTTTTTAATATAAATATAATTAAATGACACGTGTAGCAGTTGTATTTTCGGGACAAATTAGAAGTTTTAAGAGTTGTTATCCATCCATTTACAAATATGTTATTTCTCAATACGAACCAAAAGTAGATATTTTTATGCACCTATGGGAATACGGTAATGACATAAGCGAATATAAAGAAAAAAATAAATTTATTACACAGTTTAAACTTCAAAATGACGAGTGTTCGAAAGAATATGTAATAGAAAAAGCACAACCAACAAAAATAGTTTGCGATAAATGGTCAAAAGGATGGGAACAAAAAATTATGAATGACCTTGGTGGATACGACATAATAAAAAATATGAATGAAAAAGAAAAAAATTATGCAGTTAGTTGTATGTGTATGTATTATAAAATAATGTTGGCAAATAAACTGAAAATAGACTATGAAGTAGACTATGGGTTTAAATATGATCTCGTAATACGTGTGCGTTTAGATTTTAAATGGAATGAACAAATAAACTTTAATTTACAAAATATACAAGATTTACTCGATTCACAAATAGTAATAATAAACGACAACTATGCAAAACACAATTGTAATGACAAATTTTTTATGACAACAAGTTCTACTATGGATGACTTTTGTAATATTCCGTTTTTTATTTATGACATATGGAAAAATAAAGAAGTACCATTACTGGAAGGTCAAGAAGTAAACAAATGGATGATAAAAAAACTCGAATTACAAGTAATAAAAATTGGTTCAAACAATACATATGAAAAGTACTTAGGTAGTAAGCGAATAACATACAAAGATAAAACTTATTTATTAAACAACTGCACATCACAGCTTGGATTCTTAATGTGTGAACATTTTTTAAACATGGGAATACGCATACATGGTATTATTGATAATATTGATAATATGACTTTTGAAGAAGAAAAAAAATTAAATATACTCTATAAATACGAGTTGTTTTCTCCTTTTTATAAAGAACAAGAAGACTATAATATTTATAGTCGAGTTATTTGTATTGATAATATAAATCATTTAAAAAACCATGTTTTATCACGACGTATTAGCGTATTTATTGGCAATGAATTACCAGAAAACATAACTTTAAACCAACTAAAACAACATATAATAATAAAAAATATTAATAAAATAAGCGATTTGTGTTTGAAAATATATCAAAAGCAATCTACTGGTAATTTAATTTTTTAAAAAAAATAATTATTTTATCTAACTTTTCTTCTAACACAATTATTTCTTTTTTTTTCTTGTTGTTCAACATAATTAAAAGTTATTTTTATCCACTGCTTTGGAAACATTCGCGTTTTATTTTGTTCATTTGTTATTTCATTATTTGTTATGTTATTTCCGTACCAAGTTTCAGGGTAACAAACTATTTTATTTGCATTATTATTTAAATATGCAGACCACCAACTAAAAGTACTATTAGCAATAATATTATGGTTACACAAAGATACTAATAATAGTTCTTCGTAGGCGTTATCCAATTTATCCAATTTATCCAATTTATCCATTTTATCCAATTTATCCAATTTATCCAATTTTTTAAATTCTATTTGCTCAAACATCGAAGAAAGTTTTACAATGTACTCATTATTTACATGGGTTATATCCGGACTATGACAATACCACAATACCATTATATCGCGTTTTTCATGCTCTACAATATGATTTAATGCATTTTTATAGTATTCTAACGGCATAATAGGGTGTCTTTTTTGAATTTTTTTATAATCACCTATTCTAAAATGCATAGAACACAAAACTTTATTTGTGCTAGGTAATTTTGATTTTAAATTATAAGTTATTTTGCTAATACCCAGTACATTATTTATTTCTTTTTTGTATTTATCAAAAAACAAATAACATTGCCAATAACCATTCAATAACATTATGTTTTTATCATTGCAGTATTTTAAACTCGGTAATTCAGTAACATATCCTATTTTTGATTCTTCGATTAAAGAGTACACATTTAAATCTTCAAATTTTCTTACATGGTTACTTATATTTTTAAAAATAGGAGTTTCCCAGTATGTTTTACGGTGTAATGATATATTTCCTTTATTTTTGTCGTATTCTCCTATAAAAAAATATTCAACATTTTCATATATGGCTTTACCCATACATGTATAAATTACAAAAAGTTGATTACCTAAACCACCTGTTAATACGGAATAAATAGCACCCTTTTGTTCCATTATAGTGCTATTAAATATTTTAAAAATAAAAATTGATCACAATATTTAAAAAGCAGCATGGATTTAACTGGATCTGAAAGCGACTATGGAGCACCCACTGATAATAGTGACAACGAAATGGAAATGAATATGTTAAATTCGTTAATGAATAGTGTTGTTCTTGAATACGAAGCTATTGTTGCTTGCACAAATATACACTACAGTAATTCAGATTACACTGATAAAATAGACTATCATTTTGATGAAAATAATGACAAGCATATTGAAGAAACGGTTACTGAAGATATTTATGAACGAGTAATGAAATTAGAAGATGTAGTAAGAATAGAGCTTACATACCACAAAAGAGATGAAGTCATATACGACTCATGCTTATATAAAAATATTGACATATACATATATTTCAATTAAAAAATGATTACTTTAATAAATACAATAACAATATGGAAGAATTGTCTATTGAGTCGATGATGTATCAGCGTGGAATAACTAATATGAGAAAAAAATTTACTCTCAAAAAAACTAAAAAACAAATGAGTAAAGCTAAAACATCCATAGTACCAATAGAAAATGTAAATCATTCGGAATTGTTGTGTAACATTATGCAATCGTTAAAAATCGAAGACAACGTGTTAAAAACACTTGTATATCTTTATTTAGACAAAGAGTACCAAATAACAGATAAACAAAGAGCAGTAAGAACTTATATAAAATTTATAAAACTAAACAAATACGACGACATAGATCACAATGATAAAACAAATATTCCGGTTAAATTTATAAACGTATACAAGCGTTTAAAAAAAATGAATCTTATGTCAATTGAAAAATCTCCAGTTGCATGCTGGCATTATATTAATGAAGATTCAAAAAAGTTATGGAATTCTATTACATACAGTACTGAACAGTTATTGATTATGCTTTCGCACCCAAACAACACACTACTGTGGGCTGCATTGTATAATTTTTAAATATTTACTTTATGCCAACGAGGTTATTGTACAGCAAAAAAGTAAATTTAAGCGCTTATGCAACGCAAGTTTGTGCGCTTGTTAAACCTTAATTTTTTTATTTTTTAAAATAAATGGAAACACATTCTGCACCAAATTCATTAGATAAAAATTTCTTTATTTCTATTGAACAACAAGAAACAACTCCACCTCGGTCACCATCTAGTAGTAGTAGTAGATCGGCTTCATGTTCTCCATTATTTGGCAGAAAAGTAGAAATGCGCAAATATGGCTATTCTGCAAGAAAAAATAATGATCAACGAAGAAATGCTATTGAACACGCTGTATTAGAACATGGTATTAATCCCGTTAAAGAACATCTTACAAAAATTTCAAAGTACGATGAAAAGTTTAAAAAAGATCTAGAAGAACTCCAATTATACGGTGATGAAATAGAATATATAAGAAACACTAATATAGCAGAGTTAATCGATAACGAAACCAAAAAAATTCAAAATAGTTTTTTACAAGCACATAGTCTAGTAACAGAATACAGAAAATCAATGGCAACTTATGGACTATCCTCCAAAGTAATTGAAAAAAAATTAAAAAGAGTTTGCAAAGAAGCAATGAAAGAATAAACATTAAACAATATTAAGCTTACTAAAGTTAGATACAAGCTTATTATATACTTTATCGATAGTAGCAGTAGCACCTTTTTTACCAGTACAAACAACTGCTACATGTGATTTAGGTATGTCAATATTATGTAAAAGAAGCATGAAATACACTAGTCCAACAGCTATAGATTGTTGGCTATGATCATTAAGAATATTTAGTTTATCAACTTGTTCATAAAGCTTATTGGACTTTTCTTTTATAATATCCGGACACTTAATACGCTTACAATACGTATCTATTAAATTATTTTTGTTGTCGTATATATCTTGGCTTAAGTCGATTTCTTTGTGAATTATTTTATGCATCATTTGTTGTCCTAACCCAACATTATATTTAGGGTCTTTTAAACCAAACATTTTACCTACTTGTAGTTCGCTTATTTGTTCATTATAATGCCTACATGCATAATATACGCAAGCAGATTCAAGACGGTCAATATTGTTGGCACGATTAGTGAGAACTTGACCATTTTCACTTTTATTGTTACTTTGACACCGTTTAACAACATGCATTAAATTTTGAGCATAAAGCATAATATTATTTTTTATACTGTATGACTCGCATACGAATTTTATATTATTAAAAGATTTAAACAATGTTTGTTCTTTAGATGGTATGGTATTCCAAAAATGTGCACGTCGCATCGCATTGATTTGTTCACTATTTCGCGTTTTACTATTTGTAGAAATCACAGTAGCGTACGACATGGATACAAAACGAGGATCTATAGATGTTCTATACTGATCAAATGTACCGTCTTCATTATACTCGACTGAATCGTCATATAATATATCATTTATAATACCACAGTTTTGACACATTATAGTTCCATTTTCTTTTATTAATTGTTTATTATTGCAACAAATATTTATTTTTTCGTTGTTATATTTTATAACTTTATTATTAACGCATGAATCTTGTAAATCTTGTAAATCTTGTAAATCTGAATTTTTCCCTTTATTCATTGTTCCGAAATTATCGATTTCCTCAATAAAATCGAATACATGTTGGTTGTTTAATGACAAAAATATTGACATTAATACATATAATGTTAATATATTTTAAAATCATTTTTGGAGCGCAAAGTTATAAATGTTATAAATAATTTTCTGGTAAATTTGTAAATCTACGACGCGAATCAATAACTAATTCAATAGGTATTCTTCGGTCAAGACTGTAATTTTTGCAGTATTCAAAGCATATTTTAGAATCCACTTTTTTAGTGTATATATATTCGAAGAAAGACATAAAACCAACAGGACTATTGTTTTTACTAAAATTCATTATTATATCACCATCTTTAATACCAGCGTTAAAAGCAGGTGAATTTTTGTAAACATTATCTACAACAATAGTTTCTCTGTTTTCAATCATTAAATTAACCTTTTCTTGCAGTGTTATATAGTGATATTTAATACCCATAAAAGCACCATTAAGCTCTAAAGGAATATTTTTATTATTAGTTTCATATGCCTTTATAATACGACTAAAAATCTTATTTAATAAATTAACACTAATACACATACTGACATTTCCATTTGAACTAAAATTAGCAAGCATACCAATAAGTTCACCATTTGGATTTAATACTGGTTGTCCAAGAGTATTTTTACTATTTTCAAAAGTTGTTTGAAACATACCGTCATTAACACTAATATTATTTAGTTCGTTTGTTATAAATCCAGGTGTAACTTGGTGTTTACAAGTAGAATATTGCCTGTTCATAGTACATATAAGCATTGTTTTTGTTATATTGTTGTTTGGTTCAAGAATTAAAAACGTGTTATTTGTTTGAAGTTTTGCATTTTCAGGTATTTCATACAGTGCAATACCTATTATTTTATCAAATCCAATTAGCGTCAATGGAGTAATAACACCACTAGGAAATATTTGTGCATACACTAAACTATTTTCCTTATTATACACCGTACATATATACTTTTTATTTATCAAAAACCCAGTTAGATTAACCTGGTTTTTATTTCCATTATAAATATTCACACAGCTGTTTTTATAGTCATTAAACAAATTTATTGACATGTTAAAAAAATCGAAATTTTTATACAAATCGGGCTCGTAAATACCTGATAAACAAAATAATTCCGGTTTCCATAAAGATATAATCATGTTTTCTGTATGCTTGAGATAAAGTGAAATTCGTTGCCCATTTGCTTCACGCTTTGAATAGCTTTCGCCAATTGTAAATAACCACGTAAGTTTACACCAACGGTTATTATATTCTGGTTTTTCAAAGCTTGATAAAATGTTAGACTCATTAAAGTACCTTCCTTTGAATATTGCCATTTTTACTGGCTTAACCTTTGATTTTTTTTCATTTTTTCCAATACCATTTTCTTTGTCGTCAATAGTAAGCGATGTAACATTAGTCATTGTAGCAATAGATTCAAGGTGTTGGTCATCATCTTCTACATTGTGGTTTAAATAAAAATCTTCGTTGTATTCGTCATTACTATAAGGCATTTGTGTATACGTAAAACCATCACCATTAGCTAATTCATCGACATAAATATAAATACTAAACATGTATTCTTTGCCTTGTATCAAAGGTGCATTGTCTTCGTAGCTAAAAATAAATATTTTGTTTGAAAGCGACTTAAGTGTGACTACATCATGTTTGGTACAAACAGGAGACTCTATTGGCATACATTGTTCACACGACATACGTTTGTTCCATATATCGGACGTTAAATTATTATTAAAAAGCACATTTATTTTAGGTAGTTCAGTCAAACCCATAACCCATGTATAGTATATTTATACAATTAAAAAAATTATTTAGTACACACCAGACATCTTAGTTGTTATAAAGAAAAATAATACTTTATTACGTTGAGTATCTATAATTCTAAAATACTCTACTTTGTCTGTTTGAATAAAATATGGAAGCATATTCATGTACTCTGTACCTTGCTGTATGTGGGTTACTACCAATTTAGGATTATTATTCATAATGCTATTGACAATAACATGTATAATGCTAGAATCTATTTGATTAGCGTTACCCCACAACACTTCCATATCTAGGTGTTGCTCAAACTGGTAATTAGAAATATTAGATGAAATTATTTTTGCTATGTGGTTAATTCTAGAATCATGAGATTCTTTGAAATAATTTTCACCGTACACTGTGCTGATTTCTGCCATATACATAACGCTTATAAAATTTTTATTCGTTTAATAAACAGGAGACTGCAATACAGGTGCATTACATTTAGTTTGTAAGTCACTGGGAGTCACACTTTCATAAAATGCTTTGTTTGGAACGCTTTGAGGGGCAGTGTTATCATTCGACTCAAAATAAGAAGAAAGGTTTGTATACTCTGAATTAAAATCAGCACGATACTCGTACATTAGCGAGTTTTCGGGGACAACTTCATTGGTATTTTTAACAGAATCAATTGGTTTAACTAAATAACAAGGAGCACTTTCAGTCTTTATTTCAGAATTAAATGTATGACCTAAATCTTCTTCCGAAGCTTTCACTTCTTCCGAAGCTTTCACTTCTTCCGAAGCTTTCACTTCTTCCGAAGTTTGCTGTACTTTTTGAGTTTCAAACTGCTCTTTATTAAGCACAAACAAATAAACACTAAACAATGCTATAAGTGTCAAAGTAAATATCAAATCCAAATCCATAGCTATAATTTATGTTACAAAAGATTTTGTCCTGGTGGTGACGTGATATCTATAACAAAAAGCATTATTAATGTAAGAAACATAACAATACCTATATATAACATTCGATCGCCCTTAAAAAATATGGATATTATATTGTAAAATGTTACGCTAACACCGTCTTTTTCCATATTCAAAATTTCGTTTACAATGTTATTAAACGTCTTGGAAATATTCAAAAATATTTCTTTAATTGTCATATCTTCTAGTCGTGTTTCTGTTTCCTGTATTTTTTTATTTTCATTAGTCGTATAATAGTGTAGTTTTTCTTGTTCTTTAATAAGAGAGTCACTATAGTTTTCGGCTACATCACTACTTATTCCAAATGTTATTGCGCCCATAATCAAATATATTATAATTTATATCCATATTTTATAATGGAACAATAATTATTATTTTTATAGATTATTTCCAAGACGTTTAATTCAGTCGTTAAATGCTTAAACATTTCGGATTTGTACTCATATTGTTTTCCAATTTTACTATTTTGTAGTCAAAAAGGATATGACAATAACCGATGCATTTATACTGGGTTTTACCACGTACAGACTATCCATTAAACATTTGCATTATTTGGGGTGGGACTCTTTACGCGACTGTTGCTTATTTAACAAACAAGTTTCTTCGCCCTTAAAGTCTATAACAAGAGGATTCCATAATGCTGGTCTGCCAGTATAAATAGAAGAACCAAGAGGACCAAAATTTTTATTTTCATATATGTATCTAAAGTAATCTACAGCATGTAATACTGTATCATAAACGGTTTGATTTGGCGATTCCCAGCGATACGATTCAAATTGAAACCAAGTACATAGTTTATATTTTTTAGGTGGAGCATATACTGATACAATGCTGTTAATTTTTTTGCAAAAATTATTTGGATCACTATTATCAATAGAATTTTTATCACAACGTATTTTTCCAAATAAAAAAGTTCTTAAATAGTCATTATCAACTGCATTTGTAGAGGTACCAATACACAACCCTTTTATTATAACACCGTAGTTATTTTCATTGTTTAAAGAGGGATGCGACGAACTTCTTTTATACTTTTTAAGTTCAGACTTCATAATGTCGTGATACAGACTTGCGTTATCATTTTTTACTATTACAAAAGCACCTTTCAAAATTTCATCCAAACTAGTATCATTGAGCTTTAATCTATTTTTTAAAATATTAAACAACTTGGTTTCTGTCGTCATAAAGTATAATTAATAAAAGAAAAATTAACTACTTAAAAAGCGATAAAAGATTATTTTCAGATAAAACTGGAAGATTACGCTGGTTACGTAGTATCAAGATTTTAGGAACGTATATTTTTAGCTCGTTGTTATCTTTTATATACAATATTTCTTCTTTTATTTCTTTTTCTTCTATTTCAAAGCTTATTTTGGAGTAGTTATCTCTGTATATTTTTTTCATATGGTCGTATGTATCGAGTATTTGGTTCCAGGTGTTTGCACCATTTATAATCGTAGAACCTTTTGAAAACCCTGTTTTACCTTTAAATATTGATATTGAAATAGTTTTGCACTTGCATTTACATTTACATTTATTTATAAGCTTGTCTTTTATTTTATGCTTACAAATAACGTGTTCTTTTTCGTTACATTCAATTCTAGAAATATACGTGCATTTAACAGCTTGATAATTATCCGGTGCATAAAAAGCACTCATAATAATATTACCGTCTTTATCAATTCGATATTTTTCTTTTATGATTTTGCATATTTCAATTGGTTTGATGTAAAAGTTAGAATAAAAAATAGTGTTTATATTTGACGTATACACGATATAGTTTTTTATATTTTCTCCGATATATGAGGGAAACACCATTGTAACAAGCAAATTATTATTTGTCATACATTTAACTAATACCGAGTGTAATATTTCAATTTTTTCGTCTTTTTCTAGCATATTATGCAGTATAATTTCTTTGTAATAGTTTCTACATAACATATAAATGTTTATACAAATAAGATCACTGTTTTCTTTGTCTTTTATGAATTTTTCATAAAATAGCTCGTAATTATGCTCTATATATTTTTTCAGCAATTCATTGTAAGCCATTTTCTTCTTATTTCGTAAATAAGACTTATAATCAACGTTATCCAATTCTTCTAAATTATACTGCATAAATCCATTTAAGTCTTTTATTTTATCGCAAATATCATGTACAATGTTTTCTGCTTCACTTTTGTGCTTACATCCAGTAATAACAAAATTACCATTACCAAATACTTTAACGTTAAAAATCCTATTTTTGTAATTATAATTAATACTACATTGGTTTGAAAAATCAGGACGTTTACTGTTTTGTTTTTTACTTTCATTATTTTTAATATCACCTCTTAGTATCAAGTTGTTTCTTGTTTTTATTTTTATACCAACAACGTTTTCATCGATTGGTATATATTTTGAAATAATCGTAAGATTAAGCTCTTTACATACATCTATTGTTATAACAACACATGAAAGCTCAATATTACTTGGTTCAGGTACAGTTGCCATTATAAATAGTCTCTTAGTTTATTCATTTTTAAAAAATTTCTAATAGTTAGTTATAATGAACCTATGCAAGGTTGGTGGTAATGACAACACGTCGTATTCATTAATACTATTAAAAACCGATAAAAAAAAAGAAACTTTGAAAAATATCAAGCTACAATACGATGATAGAATAATAGACATAATGGCTAAAATAGCATACGAATTAGACATTAATATGCATGGTCTTTGTTTGTTTAGTGATAAAATAAGTTTTATGTACGAGTCAAATAGCTATGAAAATCCCAATCCGTTTTCTGCTATAAAAGATTACATAAGTAAAAACGGAGTTGTATTAAAAAAAGACTACAATGCTGTATACAACACATGTATTTCAGATTTTAGTTTTAAGAAAAATATTTATGCTGTCTATTTAAACGATTTTTTAAAATTAGTAGAACCACAATTAACAAACATAAACTACAAAAGTTTTGTGCAAGATTTTATTCACCAATATTTTATGCATAACAATGACATAAAAGAAGGGTACCGATTAAAAAAAGACGCACACACAATTAATATTATAAAAAATAAGCTGCAAGAATGGGATAAAATAAAAAGTACAAATAAATTAATTAATTTTGAAGAATGCTTTTTATTACAAGCATCAGTAACAGTAACTACACCTATAAGTGAAGATTTTATAGATATTGAAAAGCTATACAAACAAATAACATTATCAAATGAAATACCTTTTGTTGAATACAATAAAAATACTAATTTAGGAAATATAATAGAAGTACGAATAACTGAAAATATTTATGCTATTGAAGAAGATACTATTAAAGAATGGCTTGATACAATAAAAGAAAAATTGGAAAATAAAAATTCTAAAAAAATACGCCTTTTAAAATTTAAACTTTTTAACTACGATAACACATATTCCACAGTTACAATAAGAAGAAATGGAAAAATAGAAATGAAATGCAGTTGGAAGGAAAAAGAAAAAGCAGGAATTCAAGATTTGATCAACCAGGTAAATAAACTCGAAAAGGTTATTGAAAGTTTTAATTTATTAAACTACCTATTACCTACTATAAAGTACAACATTAAAATGACTGTTCCAAATTCAAAAACAATGATGGAAAATATGAATGATTCAAAAATAAATTCAACTACTGTTGTAAGCAATTTTAATATTATGACACCATTTAACATAAAAGCAGACGACATAAACTTTGAATTATTAAATAATTATGTAAAAAATAATTTTAATAATTACACAAGTGTTGTTGAAAAAAATGCTAAAATTGCTTTTGATAAAAACGGTAAAAAGTTTACACATTATCACATTTCGTCCGAGTTAAATTTTAAATATAAACAAATAAGTAATTACGGTACATATAGTGAAATAATAACATTTTTAGATTATGTAGTAAAAAACACAATAGATATAAAAACCGATACATCGCTTAAAAATAAACTTATTGAAATAATATCAAAAAAATTTAGCACACATTCAGGTGAAATAGTAAATGATTTTATAAACAATTTTACACCTATATTTGACGCCAAAAGTACATTGGAATATAGTGTAGCTAAATCAGCCTATAATCCAGGCATTGACGTACGTATTAATCGATCAAGCGAATCGCAGGAAAATTACAAGTTAACTTACAACGGAAAAATGAATTTTTTAATTATTTCAAAAATGAACTACTTTATACGAGGTCTATTATACAATTATTTAGATGAATATAAAACCGAAAACAAACTAATAAAAAATAAAGATATTGTACTACCCATTGTATTGGTCGAAGAAGATCCAATAATAAATGAAAACTTTGATGACGCCTTTGATGAAGACGACTATGACATAAATGATTATTTGGATGATGATGAAGACACAGAAGAACTGCTAATTTATGACGAAAAAGAAAACCCATCAAGCGATTACATAGACATACCAAATGAAATTTCTAATAGTGAAGTGAAGCTTAAAAATATCCAGGTAAATTCAAATAAAACTAAAACAAAAGTACGTAATCTCGAAAGATTACGAGAAAAACAACCTGAATTATTTAATAAAAAGAGCATGTACGGTACAAAATGCCAATCTACAGTACAACCTTCCGTAATGAACCAAGAAGACATTAAAAAAGCAAGAAATACTATTAACCAAGAAAGTAACGAAATCGAACAAGCACTATTAAATGATCCGGATAATATTAACTACATAAACGACATGAAAACAGTTAAAGAAATAAAACGTGCTTTGGATACAGGTCTTGATTACTACAATAATTATTACGTATGTCTTAATTTGTATTGTCCTACATGTAAAAGACCTATTTCTTCATGGGCATCAAGGAAAAACACTTGTCCATATTGCTCCAGTCCATTACATGTTCGCAAAGGTTATAATATTGAAACTGGTGAACTTCCACCACAGTATTTCCCACGTCTAGTTTACACGGCAGATAAAAAGCTTGCCCCATGCTGTGGTACAACACCATACCAAAACTACAACTTAGCGGAAGAAGGTGTAATAAAAAATTGGAATAATACAAATAATATAGAAAAAGAAGACGGCTATAAAACAGACGACTATATACTCGGATCAAATAAAACCGACTTACCACATCGTCGGCTTGCTATTATGCCAGAAACAATCAAAGAACTTTTCAAATTTAATAATGAATATTGTACAAATGAACAAAAAGAAGTTATTACTACCATAAACAATACAAGCTTAAATTGTTACTACCGAATGGGTACAAGACCAGGAAAGCAAGCATTTTTACATGCTGTTACAGAAGCAATATTTCCGTCCGGTGAATTAAAAGATTTACTTGATGTTGTTTTCAAAAATTTAACAATAGAAATTTTTAGCTCGTTGAAAAACGGCACATTAAAAACAATATTTGGCAAAAATACAAAGAATGACAAAGAATCATTAGAAAATTTCAAAAATTATATGTATGACGAAAACAGCGTGATTGATGAACGACTTGTGTGGGATATGTTTTCACATATTGACCTTGCGACGCAACGACCATTTAACATTATTATAATAAGCTTTAATAGCATAGATAAAAAACTTGAAAATCCATCTTGGTTATGTCCAGTTGGTTATGATATCAATGACATGTATAAAAGGGACCGAAAATCGCTTGTATTGATAAAGTACAAAGACAATTTTGAAATAGTTGTTAAGTACAAAGGTGAATCAAAGCAAAAAAATATTTTGTTTCCAGAACATGACGCTATTACCAAGTATTTTATAGAAGTACTAAAAGAAAACTGTATTCTTGATGCTTTATTACCATCACATGATATAAGTGTATTAAAAGAACAAGAACCTCTATATGCACAAGACGTAATTCAAGAGTTAAATTCTATGAATAACAATAAATACTCTATAAGTAAACAAATTATTGATAGCTACAATAGAGTAGAATATTTAGTTACAGTAAAGAACTTGAAAATACCAGTTAATTTATATTCAAAACAAATAATTAATATCAATACAGTAAACGATGTAAAACCATTACCTTTTGAAGACACACTTACTATGTTACAAGAAATCGCAAAAAACACGAATATACCAGTTGAACCAAAGCAATTAGTAAAAGACGACAATGATTTCATAATAGGTATAATAACAAATAGCCTAGACTTCATAGAAACAAAACCAACAAAAACACCATCGGTGACACTGTCAACAAATCTTGATAAAGAAAACTATTATAAAAATTTAAAGAATGCAAATAAAGCACTATATAACGAAAAAAATATTCCAGATGAACGTGTTGTTTATATGGAAAAGAAAGAATATGAAGATGAAAGCTATCAGCGTCTTAGATATGAACTAAGTAAGTTTATTTATTTAAATCCACAATTCAAAGAATTGCTAAAAGAAACCATAAACAATACAAAAGACATACAAAGCATTTATAACGTGATATTTACACTTATTAAAAACAATAACCTAGTTAAGATAGAAAAATCAGTAAATACAAAAAATTATGTAAAACCTTACGTAAGAACAGTATGTTTCCAGGCATTATCCGAAAATAACGAAGATATACACTGTTATTTTAATAAAGACAATAAAAGCCAACTTATAATATCGGATAAAAATGCTCTTACTGGTAACAAGGATAATTACAAAAGATATTTATACATGATTTCAAATGAATTACTAAAGTACGAGTTTAAACGTGATGAAATACTGGAAAATGAAATGAGTAACTTTTCTTCAGTATATACAATGAATAAACGAAATAAAGAATATTCTTACACTATTTATGATATTTCGATGATTACAACAATAACAAAGAAGTTATTCCAAAAAACAAATCCTATTATAAATGCAGTTGAAAACACTTATGATGTCAAAAATCCAGAAGTAACTAATTATATACCACCAGAAATAATTTACCCCGATCCCAAAGAAAAGAAAAAGTTTAAACTTAAAAAATTAAACAATCAGCAAATGCTATTAATAACAACTTAACATTTATTATTTAAATAAATCTTTTTCTTCATTTAAAACACTGCTTCCACACAGTTTTAATTTTTCCAATAATTGTTTTTTCAATATATCAACAATATCAACACGTTTACCACCAAATACCATACCATGTTCCATATCAATCATATATTCCTTTCCATTGATGTTATACAGCTTAACTTCAATGTAATTATTTTTTATTTCATCGTCAACTTCGCTATTTAGTGATTTTTTCAATACACTAAAACAATAGTCTTTAACAGAAGAAATATCGTCCTTGCCCCCGTCTCGGTCCCTGCCCTTACCCCCGTCTCCGTCTCCGACACCTACTTCCATAATCTTTTTAAACAAAAGCTCATGAAACAATGTTAATTCAGAGCATACATGATCTTTTATGTATTGTTCAATAATCATTACTTTTTACTGTAATAAAAAAGCAAATCATTTTTAATATTTTGTAATATTATAATGAGCAGTTTTTCAAATGCTTATCAAGTTTTAAACAACTCAAACTATAATGTACCTGGTGATAACGAGTTTTTTAAAAATAGAGAGCAAGACAACATGAAACTTATGATGCGAAACTTTGTAATAGCTCGACCAGAAGTCTACAATATGATGCCACCTGAAAATACACAGTTAAATAAAAAACGCAATAAAAACGAACATTTATTGAAATATCCAGGCATTGATAGACGATCAAAGCAATATTGGACTAACTATCTTAAAAAGAAAAACATAAAAGGAATACCAACCAACAATTCCATAAACTATTCACAAGATTCACAAGATTCACACGAGCAAACAAATGAAGAGCCGTATATAGCTGGTATAAATATAAATATTGAAGATAGTAATTCATTGAATCGTCTTGGTATGCTAAGCAAACTAGATATTATACCCAAAGCTGAATACATAGCATTAAACAACAACTTGTTAATGCACGATAAATATTTCACTATATCTGATACTATGAAGAACTCAGACTTAATGTACCGAAATATGACGCGTGCAGTAAACACAGATTCCGAGTTGCGCCATAACAACTAATATATTTTTTTTACCTTATTTCATCCAAAGAAATAGTAAATAGCACTATATTAAGAATGTATACAATATACAATAACAACGAAACGTTTGTAGATATTGCAGACGGTATGCTAGATTATTTAAAATCAATAGGACACACAAATTGTATAATAACAGATACAATAAATAACCAAAATAACCAAATATACATTATATTTGGTTTAAATAATTTTAATGTTTATCAAAAATTACCAGAAAAATATATTGCCATACAGTTAGAACAAAGCGGTATCTTAGTTTCAGATAATACAAGTAACTGGTTTACACCTCTTTATTTCGAGCTTTTAAACAAAGCAATTGAAGTATGGGATTATTCGCTAACTAACATACAAAATTTAAAACGCAAAATTAATGTACCTATGAAGTACGTTCCATTACTATACATGAAGCATCTTGCACAAGAAAATAATTTGACAACACCCAAAGATATTGACATAGTGTTTATTGGTTCATTAAACGATCGCCGACAAAATATTTTAAACCAATTTGAAGAAGCAGGTTTAAAGGTATATATTGCAAAAGATTACAATGTGTGGGGTCAAGAAAGAGCAAATTTATTAAAAAGAACAAAAATAGTTCTTAATATTCATTATTACCAAGAAGCCATACTCGAAACAGCAAGATTAAGCTATGTACTTTCTACTAGCGAATGTATAGTAGTTAGCGAAAGAAGCAAAGACAAATTACTAGATAGACTCAATACTAATTATGTAACTTTTGGAAATAATGTAAATGAACTAATAACAAAATGTAAAGAAATTCTTGAACTAGACAATAGCCAGATTATTTCCAGAATAAATACAACGTGTATGATGTACCGCATTAATAAATTCGTGTTACCCATAAGCGAAAAAAAGGAAAAAAAGGAAAAGGAAAAGGAAAAGGAAAAAGAAAAAGAACAAGGATTTTTCAAACCGGAATTTGATAATACAAACGGAACACTAAAATTAGACAAGTTTTCATACAATGATCTACCATACGTGTCCATAGTAACTATTACACGTAATAGAAAACAACTATTTGAAATACCAATTGCAAATTTCCAAAATTTTGAATACCCAAAAGACAAACTGGAATGGATAATAGTAGATGACGGTAATGACAACTTATCGGAAGTTATACCAAAAGATAATCGTATAAAATACATACGCTATGAATACTACAACATTGGATTACCCATTTCTAAAAAGCGAGACATTGGTGTCCAAAACGCAAGTTATGATTATATCGTCTTTATGGACGACGACGACTATTATTTTCCTATTTCCGTTTATTCTCGAATAGCAGCAATGAAAACATATTCAAAAGATTGTATTGGATGTACTAGCTGTGGTATTTATGACGTCCATAACGACAAAAGTTTTATTATGAATACAAAACACATATTTGAAGCGTCAATGGCATTCACAAAACGATTTTGGAAACAAAGAAACTTCGGAGATAAAGATCATGAAATGGGTGAAGGTATGCTATTTTTAAGTGGTCGCGAAAACGAAGTAATTGATATGCCGTATTTTTTTAATATAATTGCGATAACGCACAATAATAATGTAACTAAAAAACTTAGAACCATTGAAGATAAAACAAATAACAATTACGATAACTTCTTTTCAATGTGGGATTTAGATACACAAATGTTGTTTCTAGATCTTATTAAAAAAAATAAGTTTAATTAAATCCCCCGTGTCACATTTTTATCCCTTGATACTCAATTTAGATTTATGTTCTTTAAAGAATGCATCAAACGTACCATCATCCATTTTTTCCTTTATTTTCATAAACTCGTCATAATAAAGTGAAATAGGCATACGACGTATTCCATAGATACCAATACAACCTTTTGGTGTTACCTTCAGCGAAAATTCATGACGCTTTGTTTCTTCTTCTTCAAGCATTTTATCTGCTTGATCTTCAGTTATTTCACCAGCTGATAACTTTTTCAAAATTTCTTTTTTCGTCATATAGCATATATGGTTTCTTTTTCTATGCCAATTAAATAGAAAACGTGGGTTATCTTTTCATAAAAAGATAACGTATAAAATTATTTATTCTTTATTTACTTGCGGTGAGAGCGACGAGAGCTCTTGCGCTTGGAGGAACGGCGACGAGGAGACTTGGTCTTACGTCCAGGCTTGGAACGACAAGACTTCTTGCGTCCATGCTTGCAGGGAGAACGGCGCTTGGGGCTAGCAGACTTACGTCGGGTAGAACGACGCTTGGGGCTAGCAGACTTACGGCGGGTAGAACGGCGCTTGGGGCTAGATCTTCGAGGAGATGCCATAGTTTATATATACACCAAAGAAAATAATTTAAAATGGCAAATTATTTTTTTCTATAAATTATTTCGTAATCCTTAATAGATTTTAGTATTATATAAATGCTATGAATTATAATACATAATATTTGAATTTGAAGAAAAATCAATGAACTATATTCCTTTAAAAATAATCCAAAAAATGTATTAAAAATTAACATTTCTATTGTGCAAATATTTGCAATCAATAAACTGTTATTTATATGACCAGTTACTTTAAATGAACCTATTAAATCACAACATATCATTACAACACAAGAAACAAAATACAACAAATTTAACGGACTAAAAAAATTAAAAAAGTTAATAAAAAGCATAACACTATTTATAACTATCATTATTTTGCAATATTGCATGTAAGATTCACAAGTTTCACAAGTTTCTATATTTTTCTTAACTACAACAATATTTGGTGGCATAAAATCTTTTTTAAAATAAGAAGGAACATTTTCTGTCATTTAAACATAAAAAAGAAAAAAAATAACTTTTAACAACAAGGATTGTTTAAGTGAAGTGTAATTGTTTTTTTGTCGCCTGAAACTTCAACCTTTCCAAACGCCTGTTCACACTCATTGTATTCTGGTTGGTATTTAGTTGCTTGATAAACCTCAAGATAACCACTTCTGCGCGCGAGTACGACCCATTTCCAACCTAAATCCTGACAATTAGTTTCATCATCCATAGTCATCATACACATAGGTTTTGGATGGAATTTTGTCATATTTGTATTTGTATTAGCTACAATATGACCTTGTGATACAAGTTCGTTGCGCTTATTGTAATATTCTTTTTTTGAATTAAAATCTTTTGCGTTTATTTCCATTATAAATTTAATAACTAAATAAATTATAATGAACAAATTAATAATAGGTTACGAAAAAGGTTCACAATACGGACAAAGTATAATAGAATATTTAATTAAATTTTTATACACCGACGTAAAGTGGACAAATAACAAAAATGACAATGTAGATATTATGGTTCAATCAAATAATGGAACATTATGGAATCGAAAAAAGAAAAAATATTTGTATTGGTCAGGTGAAAGTTACGAACCAATTAAAAACAAAAATGCTACACACGAACTTTGGATATCTACAACATTACTTTATAATGACCATATGTATATACCATATGTACTGTATAGTCCATATTTATACAAAGAACGTAAATATACAAATAATCAAAGAAAATATTTCTTAGCTTATTGCAGTTCAAATAAAGTAAAAGAAAGAGAAGAATTTTTTAATAAATGTTACAATCTTAAAAATAATTTAGTGTGTCATTCTCTTGGTATATGTAATGGTAATATACCACAATCCAATAAAAAGGTTAAAGGAATATGGTCAGATGAATGTTTAATCGATTCTTACAAAGACTACACTTTTGTCATGGCATTTGAAAATGGTGTTGTTGACGGTTATATAACTGAAAAAATAATAAATGCATTTTACAGTGGTGCAATTCCAGTTTATTATGGTAGTTCTAATGTTTCTGAATTTTTCAATCCCAAAAGTTTTATAAATGTATCAAATTACAATAGTTTTGAAGACTGTATAAAATACATGTTAACATTAACAAACGAGCAAATAACTAACATGGTAAACGAGCCTATTTATCAAAGTAATAATGATATTATACAGTTATGCAATGAATCAAGACCAAACAATACAAGAGACGAATACATAAAGCAATTAAAAGATTTTTTACAAAAATAAAGTAACTTAAACATTTATTTATGATTTGAACACCATAACTGGTATTCGTATTCTGTCATATTATCGAATTCGTTTATAACATCATCAATAATAGCATCGAGTCTTTGCTCGAATGATTCGTAATTATCGTATTTTTTGTTTGTCATTATTATGTTTATATTAATAACCAAATCAGTTTTTATATGCTGGGTTATCTTTTCATAAAAAGATAACCCAATTAAAGTATTTTTAAAAAATAGATTATTGTTGCAATAATTTTTCATTATAAACATCAATTATATTTTCCCGAAGGATTTCAAACACATTGTCCACGTTAGCACCGTCAAGTAATCTGGAAAACTCTTTTTTGTAATATTCCATTTTTACATCGAGTATTTTCTTAAATACACCCCTAGTAAACCATAGATTTTGATCTTTAATTTCTTCTTCTGACTTTCCAAGATTGATTGAATCATAGATTAATTCAAGGTCATCTGCATCTTCCTTCATAATTGGATTATATTCACTGAGTTTCACAAGACGTTCATAAACAGCTTCAACACTGTTATATTGAATAGCAAAATCGATAGCATCCATTCTGTCATCAAAACAAGCTTTGGTAGAATAACCGTAATCTCTCAAATGTAACATAATCTCTAATAATATTTAACTATATAAAATCATTTTTTACACCTTTGAACATTTAAAACGCCGATTTAATTTATTTTTCATAAAAAACAGAATTTTTATGTATCATGAAAATATCTAAAGAATTATGAATAACCACATAATTTCTTTCTTCTAAATATTTTATAATAGGTATGCTTGTATCTTTATAATTATTTTCAAATCCAATTACATCTATATAAACTTTATCAAAATTAATAGATTTAATTACTTCAAACTCGGCACCTTCTACATCAATTGATAAGTAATTTATATGTGATATTTTATGACTATCACATATTGTTTCTAATTTTTTAGTTTCCACTTCAATTATTTCTGTAGTTGACCCATGTTGTTTATTTTCTCTTTGTAATCTTTTTGTATGCCTAGGGTCAAAAGTATCTTTAATTCCTGAAATCATTTCAGTATATCCTTTATTACATATAAATTCAGTTTTTCCATCATTATTACAAACGGCACAATTTATATTTATACAATTTGGTCTATTTACCACTAAATAATTATATACTTTTTTTATAGGTTCAACATTTACCCCTGTCCAATTATTATTCTCTTCAAAATACAATGTATTATTTATGGATTTTCCATCGTGCGCTCCAATATCTATAAAAAAACCATTTTTATAACCTTTGAAAATATGTGTTTCTAAATACTCATCTTGTTTGTCCTGTGAATAAAACATTAATGTTATATTATATAATATTTAACGCAGATTTTAATCTGCGTTTTAAATGTTCAAAGGTGTAATAAAGTAATTTTATTTTTATTTTTATTTTTATTTTTAAGCATTAGATATCTTACAATCTTGTATTCGTCTGTCATATACCAATGCATTCAAAAACATTGGAAGCATATATGAATATTTTTTCAATATGTATTCTACATGAATATCATAATTTTCCACATCACATTCACGAATAGCAATATCTTTGTTATAAAGATTTTCCTTTATGTCTTCCATTAATTGTGATGTTTTAAATAAACACATTTGCTTTTCACCATCAAGTTTTTGCACACTTTTGAAGTTACATTTTTTATGTTTTTCAAGTACTTCGTTCATTTTATTATAAATGTTTTTTAATACGTGATGTTCTTCTTTTGACATTTCATTTATCATAAGAAATACTTCATTGTAAAACTCATCTGAATTCAAAGTTTCTTGTTTTTTTGCAATTTTTATAATATCGTCTCGATACTTATTAAGAATAACCGAAACAATTGAAAACTCTTTAATTTTTTGTTCCAAATTCGAAACACACTTTTTGCTGTTTGAATAAGAAATCAATGATTCAATATCATTTGTCATAAAAGTTTTCATTTTATCGTTACTACCACCAAGCATATCGATTTGATGATACATTAGATCCAACACTGGTTGTAAACCACGTTCATCAACAAGATCATACAAGTTCTGCATACGTTCACTTTTTTCATAGTTCATCATCATCATTATTATTATTATTATTATTTTTTATAAACAAATCATTTTTTGTATAAAGTAAAGTATTTTTTTTCTTTTTTCTTTTTTCCTTTTTTTTTTCTTTTTCCTTTTTTTAGTTCAAATATTTTTTTTCTTTTTCCTTTTTTTAGTTCAAATATTTTTTTTCTTTTTACTTTTTTGTTCAAATATTTTTTTTATTTTTTATTTTTTCGATAACATTGATTATTTCTTTTAACCTTCATTGGTTTATGTTCTCTTTTATTTTCTATAAATTTACCATTTTTAGAAAAACTAAGAAAATTATCATGCCCCAAATTTATTTTGCGGTATAAGTTCCTATCAGAAACATCTTTGTTAACATAAATCTTAAAAATATACTCAGGTTGTCTGTTACCTTTTTCGTAATATTTCTTAGTGACAGACATCATATTAATGATATCTTGATAATTTTCATAATCTTTGAAAATTTTTTGACCAACAATTGATATCATAATATTTAACCAAGCATGAAGTGCATTGGTTTCATTCCCAATAGTTTCTTCGCTGATAGTTATCCACCACAAATGTGTATGTTCATTATTTGATTCAGATGGACTAACACCATCGCGCGCCAAAAAGAACATATAATCATCGTCGATGACTCGTGTAATATCATTAAAACTATCCCACATTTCATATATTGTTTCAAATGAACATAAATGTTCAAATGATTCATCATTCCATACTCTACTATCCTTAGTATGAGCATAAAAATTCCATTTATTCAAAATTTCAATTTCCATATATGGAATATCACTTTTACGTAAATCGTCTTCTGTCAGAGAAAAAAATTCATGATTTACTTCTCTGTCAAAAAATGACATATCATATTCTTTATAAAATAGTGTGTTATCCCAATAAATTTTCATTTTAAAGATGCTGACAAATAGACTCCGGGACGTTGTTTGCAGCTGGATTTATTCTATGAATAAATCAGTTTTTAATTAAAGTATTTATATACTCCAAATGAGTGTAATTTTTTAAAGTAAAGTATTTTTTTCCTTTTTTATTTTTTTTATTTTTTTACTCTGAACCTTTTCAACTATAGTTTCATTTTCCCAGTTGAGTTCTTTCCTTCATCCAATTTTCCAACCATAATTCCCTTTCTTTTTCACGAATTTTTTGTTGTTCTCTTTCTTTTTCCTCTTTTTCCAGTATTTGGTCCCATTTTTTTGAAAAATCATCATATTGCTCTTCAAAACCTTTTTGAAGAGCAATATCGAAATACATATTCCCATATTCTTCTGAATAAAATTCTCTGTCACACAATTGTTCCCAAGATAATCTTATCTTCTTTTCTGATTTCCTTTTCAATATTTCATGTTGCAACCAAAAATACACATTACTTTGTCTGTATTTTGATGCCGTATCCAAATATCCTTTAAATATTTTCCCTTGCAGTTCACCAACCGCATACTTTATCACATGCAGATGTCCAAATCTGCATGCAATAACCACACCTTTTGCCATTATATCTTCATTAATATCCTCGCTTTGATAAATTTCTTTGAATTTTTCAAGTTCTCCGTGTCGTGCTGCTTTTAAAATAGCAGGAACTTCCACAGTCTTTTTTTGAATGGGCGTTACCACATCCTTCACATTCTTATTAATATCATAGGTGTTCATAAGATAATTTATATATACTGTAAATCAGTTTTTAACATCAGTTCATTCTGCTTAAAATATTTTATTATACTATAAATCATACCAAAGTGTATTGATGACCCAAGCCGGTCATACAAAGGAAACGAACCATCACCAAAAGGTCTTGGTTACTGCGCCCATACTCAAGCTGTTGGCACTAGTAAAACAGGAAATGATGGAAATACATGGACTGTTGAAACAACATACAAAGGAACAAAACGCTGGGTAAAAAAAAGTGGTTCAGGAAAGCGAAGAAGTCCAAAGAAGACCAGTAAGCGCAAGTCTCCTAAGCGCAAGACTTCTCCTGCCAAGAAAGTATCAGGTACTGCTTGTACTAAGTTACCTACAATGACGGGTTATGATTCTAGTTTGTCTAATTCAGAACACGCTCTTGAACCTGGTCAAACATATTATTTGCACGTGCTTGGTATTGATATAACAGAAGACAAAGACTATGAAAAAATATATAACAAAATGGTTTACAACCGTTCTACGTTCAAAAAGAAAATGGAAAAGTTGCTATGTACATGGACTAAAGGTAAGAAAGTAACTGTCACAGAGTATGAACTTTATGATATGGATCCATATAATACACACAAAAGTGCAAGTATTACCATTTTATGGAAACATTAAACAAAAAATTTTTCAAATAATAAATTGAAAAAAATAAAATAACAAAGCAGTAACCTTTCCAGAATTCGTCGAGAAGAGACGAAACCCTTTCCTAATCAAAGTAATTTATGTCCCAAAAGGGAGCAATTTTTTTATTTTTTTCTTTTTAGTTCAAATATTTTTTTATTTTTTCTTTTTATAGTTCCATAGGTAGTTCGTTTAACAATAACCAATCCGAAACCTCCGTTTTCCCATTTATATCAGCAGTGACCATTGCTTCAAGAACGTCTCCTTCATCACGGTAGTGCTGATACAACCACTGTATAACTTCCAAGTGACCACGATATGCAGCACCGTCCATAGCATCCGAACTACATCCCTCTTTCCTATTTTCATGCAACCAAACAATCACATCCAGATGCCCACCAAGAGCAGCACCATCCATAGCCCACGTTGTACAACCTTCTTTCCGGTGCTCATGTAAGAACTTGATTATATCCAAATACCCACGCTCTGCTGCATGATCCATAGCTTTCGTTGTACATCCCTCGTTCCGGTGCTCATGCAACCATTTCACAACTTCATAATGCCCGTTTTCTGCTGCTTCGTCCATAGCCATCTCTGTGCATCCTTCAGTTCTATGCTCGTGTAAAAACTTGATTACTTCCAATTGCCCCGATTCTGCTGCAGCATCCATTGTACTGATTCCAAAACCTGGTGCATCGTGTTCATGTAGCCACTTTAAAATTTCCAATTGCCCCGATTCTGCTGCACAATCCACGGCACCATTATAAAAACCTTCAGGACTGTGTTCATATAACCATTGTACAACTTCCAAATGACCACGATGAATAGTTCTACAAACTCCACGATTACTAAATCCTTCATCACGATGCTCATGCAACCACTTCAAAACATCCAAATGACCAAATTGTGCTGCACAATCCATAGCTTCCGTTGTGCATCCCTCACTGCGGTTTTCATGCAACCACTTCACAATATCCAAATACCCCTTTGCACAAGCATACGCCATTGTATTCCTTGTACATCCTTCAATACCGTAATTATGTAACAGTTTAATCATATGTAATAGCCCATTTACAGCACAGGCATTCCATGTTTTTTCCGGGTCTTTCAATGGATAGAAATCTTCACATGAAAACAACCAATCCTGACCCTTGTTAAGCGCATCAAACCCACAACCTTTGTAAGTTTGTAACACTACATATTTTGCTAAATCAAGGTGCAAACCTTTCAAACATAAAATATCAACAATATCACTTTTGCCTGTAACGTTAAGGCTACGATTCGCATTTTCGTTTGATATTTTTTCCATATATACCTTATACCATAACCCAATCATTTTTTACTGGGGACACGGTTTAACCTCATAGACCATCCCTCCACATAAACCACTAAAGTAATTTATGTCCCAACTGGGAGCAATTTTTTTATTTTTTTCCTTTTTTTATTTTTTTTCCTTTTTTATTATAATTTTTATGTAAAAATTTTACTACTTCCAAATGCCCATTTTTTGCTGCTTTGTCCATTGCCCATTTAGTACAACCTTCGGTTCGGTTTTCGTGTAAAAATTTTACTATTTCCAAATGCCCGTTTTCTGCTGCTTGGTTCATTGCCCATTTAGTACAACCTTCGGTTCGGTTTTCGTGTAAAAATTTTACTACTTTTAAATGCCCAAATTTTGCTGCTTCGTTCATTGCCCATGTAGTACATCCTTCGGTTCGGTTTTCGTGTAAAAATTTTACTATTTCCAAATGCCCGTTTTCTGCTGCTTCGTTCATTGCCCATTCAGTACAACCTTCGGTTCGGTTTTCGTGTAAAAATTTTACTATTTCCAAATGCCCGTTTATTGCTGCTTGGTTCATTGCCCATTCAGTACAACCTTCGGTTCGGTTTTCGTGTAAAAATTTTACTATTTCCAAATGCCCGTTTATTGCTGCTTGGTTCATTGCCCATTCAGTACAACCTTCGGTTCGGTTTTCGTGT